GTGGCGCTGAAGAATCTGTTGGAAACGCTCGCGATACGGGCGCCTTGGCAAGCGGTGGGTCGCCGCATCCTCAAGCGATCTGGCTACACGGTCCATCGAGGTACCCAGCCGACCATCGATGCGATCCTGGCATCGGCTGCTGACGCTAATCGCATGGACAGGCTCGAGAATGCGTTAGTTGAGCATGCTCTCGCAGGCGAAAAACTTGTGTGCTTGGTCCGTATCACGGACGCAGAGCGCGGGCCCCTGCTGAACTGGATTAGAGGGAAGCGGAGGCCGGCCGGTGACCTGACCAGCCCGTTCCCATCCGCGACTTCAACTGCGCTCATTCGCGCCAACCATCTAAGCGACCCAGCCTCGCTGGGCAATGAGGAGCTTGAAGACGGGGCTGCGGCGTTCTTCACGGCAGTCCGAAGCTTCATGGATCGCGTTGAGGTGCCGCTGACCGATCTTAAAGCCAGTGCAAACGATGGATACGAACAGATCTTCGCGGTCAAAAGGGTTTACCGCCAGACGTTCGATGCCATCTGGCTGCCGGCTGGAAAGAACTTCGCGGTTCTGGCCGCAGATCTGCCTCCGGGTGTACCGAGCGGATTCGCTAGCTACTCGCAAACTTATCTGGCCAGCCAGCTCCGTAAGGCGCTGGGGCGTCCTGTGGTCTTGGAGAACCTCTGGCCAGCGATTCATGGCCTTTTCAAATCTGAGGAGGGTCGCCTCGTCGACCACGGCTTCGTGAACAACGAGCACGCCGTCAAGAACCACACGGCTCGCCGCGGCGGCCGCAGCCTTCGTGACGATGAGTACGACAAAGCTGGGGCTGAGAAGGTCGGAGACGATCTGTTGACCTACAAGACCGCAGTGGCGTGGGACATTGGCGAAGGAGACGCTGAACGGTCACAGCCAGAAGTCCTGCTGCCCGGTACGTCGAGGTCCCTGAAAAACAACAAACTCGAACACTTCATTGCTCGCAACTGTATCAACTCCCGAGACTTGGCTTTCGTAATCTCAAAGATCGCTGCCTATCTCTGACGTTAAATGGCATCACTCGAGCACATTGCAAAGTTCGTCCAGGGCCTCAACGACGAAGAACTCCGGGAAGTCTCGCTCGAGATCCTGAGGCAGGTGCGTGGGCGACTTCAAAGCAAGTCCAAGGGGCTTTGGACAGCGCCCGAGATTGCTAGATGGTTATCGCGAGATGCTGACGATCCAATCGTTGCAAAGAGCTTGCAAATGTTCGTGGCTCAGCGCCAAGCCCAGCTGCTGGATGTTCATTACATCTATTACAGTCCTTGGCAGCAGGACGACGAAGGCGAACTCATCGCGGATGAGTACGTGGCGATGGCTTATCAAACTGGCGCGCTTGAGGACCCGCAAACTGGGCGCCTCGTGCATGACTTTGAGGCGACTCTGCAGCCGTACTTCGTACCCGCATTTGCTGTCGACGGTGATGCAGCATGCGTTTAGCCGATTGGCGAAAGCGAGCTTTCGAAGGCAGCGACGCGGACTACATCCGCTTCCAGCTCTTCCATTGGAAGTTCAAGTCGCTGCCTTACTCAGAGTGGGCCGACATGGTCGAAGTCGCTATCGGCAAGGTGATGTCTGGAATGGCCTCGCGAAAGGCCGTTTTGAAGGAGGATTCTGAAGACTCCCTCACAGCAACCTTGTGCATCGGCTTAGAGGGTTACGGGTTTCAGGCTAGATCCGCGAATTGGAATGGTAACTGCGACCTGACGGTTACTTACGCTGATTCGTGCGTATGGCTCGGGGAAGCGAAGATCTTCACCGGAGCAGCCCACGTTTGGGGCGGCTATCTGCAACTTGTCAGCCGCTACGCCGACGGGCTTCCCGAGCACAGTCGCGTTGGTATGCTGCTTTACTGCAAGAAAGAAAATGCGCTGGCGTTGCTAGGCGAGTGGCAGGCGTTCCTGGACGAGATGGTTGCTAACGCTCAGTGTGCTGCCACAACGCACCCGCTGGTCTTTACGTCCGCCGACAAGGCCGCTGCAACTGGATTGCCTCTCTCTGTTATTCACTACGCGTTCGCCCTCTTCCATGAGCCGCTGGAAGACGTGGTGAAAGGAACGCCGGAGGCATTCGCAGCAGGCCAGGCTGCGAAAAAGGCGATCAAGGATTCAATGGCAAGCCCCCGTGATTCCTAGCGGGTGGGCTCGCCCATGCCGGCCGGTCTCACCACCGGCAGGTCGAAATCATAGACCTCGAGCATGTGCTCATTGACGTGTCCGCTGGCTAGTTGCTTCTCAGGGCGAGTGCCGGGCGTGTCGGTTATGCCGCGGCGCTTGAGGGCGTGGGCTCCAAAGCGCTGAGCTTCGGTCAGCACGCCCTTCTCGGTAGCGAGCTTGATCAGGCGACGCCAGGCTGAGCTGAAGGTGCTTTTGAGCATGGCGTCGCCCGTCATGTTGACGACCAGCGGACGGTCCTCCGAGCGGATCGGCGTTGGGCGCTTCCGCTTCTCGAAGATCCGCTTCCGCTCGGCGACTAGGTAGTCCCATGCCTCGCGCAGTTCGGGCGACCAGGTGGTGATGTTGTCGCGGCTGCCCTTGCGGCGGTTCGTCACGATGCCGATATCGGTCTCGTTGGCATCGGTCAACGTACGAACCTCGATCGGCCGCAGGCGCACGCGATATCCGACGACGATGCAGGCCCACAGGTATGGCGCCACGCTGTCCTTCGTGCCGCGGCCGCCGGCGTTCTGGCGGGCAAACTCGATCAAGGCGTTCATGGCATCGCTCTCTGGCAGCACGCGGCGCTTGCGCTCGACCGGCAGCTCGATGCCATCGGCGGGATTGAAGTCGTTGTAGCCGCGGTTCATGCCCCAGCGGAACAGGCGGCGCAGGTAGCGCTGGACGTGTGCGGCCTTGCTGGGAGTTGGAATCAGATTGCCGGCTTCGTCGCGCTTGTGGCCGAGTGCGATCGCGTCGACCAGCCCCTGCACGACGGGCTGAGTGATGCGCTTGATGACCAGATCACCAACGAGGCCGCCGGCGGGCAGCTTGAAACTGGTGACGACCTCTGCGCAGTAGCCGTAGTCGTCGCGCGTGTCCTTCGACAGGCGCTTGCACTGTGGGCTGTTCGCAAAGGCTTCTGTCAGGCCGCGCAGCAGCCGGCTGCTGGCCTTGCCGCTGCGCGCTTCGGCGATCGCGTGCAGATCTGCCAAGGTAGCCGTGTGCGTGGCAACGTTCGATCGCCGCGGCCGCATGCCTGGCGGATTGAAGGCGTACCAGGCGCCGGCCCAGCGGCCGTCCCAGTAGAGCCCGGTCGGGATCTTCTCGAAGTCCGGTGCGATGTGCTTGGGCAGCGTGGGGTCTGCTTTACGCTTGCGTCCACGAGGTGCCATCACTCTCTCCCGAACAGTTCCGCAGCGTCATAGGGCGAATCGTTGGCCGCAGCAGTGATCCCTAGGGCTGATTCCAGCGCGCCGATCGTCGTCCAGATGCCGCCCTTGCCGTCGAACTTGTACTTGATCCCTGCGTCCTCGGCCCACTTTGCCACGGTCGCCAGGCGCGGTTTCTCGCCCGCCCGGCATAGTTCCTGCAGGTCCGGGTACTGGAGGATCCGATCGCCGATCATGCCGCCCTCGCGTAGTGGCGAATCAACGGATCGAGGTCATGTCGGACGATCGCCTCGGCGACGTCGGGGCAGACGCTGTTGCCGATCAGGCGCACCTGGTCGGTCTTCGTGACGGGGCGCCATTCGTAGACGCCGCTGCCGGGCTCGGTCTCGAACAGGCCTCGGTCGAGGATGTAGCTGTCGGGGAAGCCCTGGGCGCGCGCGAGTTCGCGCGGGACGAGCATGCGGAGGGTGATGTCGACCAGTACGTAGTCGCCGACCAGCACCAGATCGGCGGACTCGGGGAAGTGCTCCGGCAGGTGTTCGCGCAGGAAATCGGCGCAGGCCTTGGCGCCTGCTCGATACTCCGGTGCGAGTCCATCAGCCGGCACCTGCACCACCTGCACGAGGCCCATTCGGTCCTTCGTTGGCACGGTGTGCATTGGCTCGTTGGCTGCCTGCCACTGGCCGCCCTCGCTGTAGTACTTCACGAGGTAGGCGCTGACCAGGCGCTGGTTTGCGCCGCTGGTGCAGATCGTCGACACAGGCAGATCCATGCCGCGTCCGTCGCCGTCGTAGAAGCCGCCGTTGGCCTGCTCGATGAAGTGCGCCTGCACGGCGGCGTGCTTGACGCCGCCGGCGACGACCGTGCCGAGCGGGGCGCCGATGTCCAGTGCGCGGAGGGCTTGGCCCGGTCGCTCGCCGTAGCCGATCTGCACCATGGTGGCGGCGACGAGTGAGAAATGCCCGCCTTTCACCTGCGCCACCTGCGTGCGCAGCGGTTCCTCCGCAGAGAACATCCTCTGGCTGCTGGCATTGGCGTGCTCCGTGAGGAACGGCGTCAGCGTAGGGGTGGCGAGCATCAGTTCGCCGCGGTTCGCTGCAGTCACGGTGGGCAGCGGGGCATCGAGCCCGTGCTGGCGGCGCTCGCCGTGATGTGTGGCATGCACGATGAAAAGCTCGGCTGCGTTCAGCACGTAGCGCCACAGTCCCTTCGCCACGCGTCGGCAGGTGTTGACGACGATCGGCTTCTTGCGCCCGAAGATCGATCGCGACGGCAGGCTGAAATCGATGCACTCGGCCGCTGTGCGCCACGGCTTCAGCCCGCCAGCGGTGGCCTTGGCGTGAGAGGGCTCGGGCCATGTGATCGGTGCGCCATGGCGGCGAGCCTTGACGTACAGCCGCTTGCGGATCGTGGGCGCGCCGTAGTCGCACGCGCGCAGCTCGCGCCAATCGCAGCGGTAACCGAGGCCGCGCACGAGCGCGGGCTTGTAGTGATCGCTGCCGAGGAATTCGAGGATCTCCGCCATGGCGGGGTGATCCTCCGCGAGGCCCGTGCTGAGCGCGGCAATGAACGCCTGGAAGGTTTCGCCGCGGCGCGCCTTGATCGGATGTCCTTGCGCATCCAGCGGCCCCCAGTCGATGAACTCCTCGACGTTTTCCAGTTCGATATCACGTGGTGCAACGTCGTGCGCCCAGCGCAGCACGATCCACGCGAGGCCGCGGATGCGCTTGTTCCGTGGCTTGCCGCCCTTGGCCTTGGAGTGGTGGCGGCAATCCGGCGAGGCCCACAGAACAGCGACAGGGCGGCCGCGCGTGACCTTGATCGGGTCGACGTCGAACACGTCCTCTATGAAGTGCTGCGTGTTCGGGTGGTTGGCCCGATGCACTGCCACCGCGATCGCGTTGTGGTTCACCGCGATGTCGGGCTCGCGGTAGGCGCCCGCGATGCCGGTCGACGCGCCGCCGGCACCGGCGAACAGATCGACCACGAGTTCGCGCTCGAAGGGCAGGGGGAAGCTGCTTCCGTCAGCCATTGGCAGGGCCCTCCGCAATGCGGAAGCCGACGACCCAGACGAACGGGTTTGCGATCCAGTCGCCGCCGGTGCTTTCCCACAGGCAACGGAATGCATGCGCGGGCCTGTCCCAGACGTCGGGCTCGCCTTTGCCCAGCCACTGGTTGAGTGCGCGGTGCCGAACCGCCGCCTGCATGTCACTATCGTGCTTCTCAAGGCGCTCCAGACCTTCCGCGAACATGTCGGCCTCGCTGATCGCCTGCAGGCGCTCGACGCGTACGCCGGTGACTTCCAGCACGAGGCGGCACGCCGACCGCGGCATGTGGATGCTCGGCCGCCAGCGTCTCGGTTCGGGTCGCTCAGTGTCGGCGCGATAGATGGTGAAGCCGGACTCTTCCGACGTGTCGAACCCCTGGTCCCAAATGCCCCAAGTCTCGCGCACCCACAGACGATCACCCGGCACCCCGAACGGACACGGCAGCACCTGGTCGACGCCAACGCCGGCGGCCAGCGCCCACCACTGGCCGTCTTCGTGTTCGCCGCCCCAGTTGCTGGGATCGTCGACGTCGTCGCCCTGGCCTGCGATGAAATCGAAACCCTCCGGCATCTTCACCGCGCGACGCGTTTGCGTCTTCGCGCCGGATAGGATGGCGCGCACCATCGCGCCGTTGAACAGCATCGGCCGCTCAGCCATGATTCGTTTCCTCATTGGATTTGTAGCGACGTGCGCGCAGCCATTCGCCGAACGACTCGACGCCGTCTTCGCGTAGCCAGTCCGCGTAACGCTGCTTGCTGCGGGGCTGCTTCACCCACGTGCCGGCGGCAGCCAGGCGGCCGTCGGCGGTGACACTGAAGACGTCGTCGCCGCCGCTGAGCGCGTTGCCGGTGCGGCGCGACATCAGGCCGCGCTCGACGAGCGCCATGCAGTGCGGGTGGTCGGCGCTGCCTTCGCCGGTGACGAAGTGGTTGCGGTATGGCGGCTTTGTGCCGCAGTCGCCGATGCCGAGGGCGTGGCGCAGGATGTGGAGCTGCTGGGTGTCCATCAGGCAGCCTCCGCATTCTGGTCCTGTGCGCAGCACGCACCGATGCCGTTGGCGTCGAGCGGACCTTGCCAGCAGCCGCACGTTGCGCAGCTGGGGACGTCGTCGGTGCCGTGGGCCAATCCGGCGGCGACCATCGTTGGGCGCGCGTGCGTCATCAGCCAGTCGGTATGCGTACGCAGGCGCTTCACGCGCACGTCGGTGTATTCGACGTCGGTCCAGCCCATCAGCAGGCCATAGGCGACTGGCTTGGCGGCGCGCGATTCGCGGGCGAAGACCAGGACGGCACCGTCGGCGGGGTCGCCGGTCCAGCCCATGTAGGGATACATCTGGCTCATGCAGTGATCTCCCGAATCCAAGGAAAGCGCGCGTCCAGCCTCTGCTGCAGGCGGTGCGCGTTTGCGTGTTTGAAGTGGCCGCGATAGCTGGCGAGGGTGGCGCGCACCTGGGCGAGCGCTTCGGCGGTGGGATGCGCGCGGTCGTGGCGCACGTGCTGGGCTTCCCATGCGGTCAGCGCTTCGGTGGCGTGGGTGACCACGCGCGGGCGCACCAGCGTGTGCGTGGGGCGCACCACGTAGCCGAGGAAGTCGATGCCGTCGCCCAGGCGGGCGAGGCGCGTCTCGGGCTTGAGGCGCAGCCGCAGGCGGTCCGCGAGGAAGGCGACGATGCGCTGCTGCCAGTCGGCAAGGGTGTCGCGGCAGTGGTGGACGATCACGAAATCGTCGACATAGCGCAGGTAACGGCGCGCGTGCAGCGTGTGCTTGGCGAACTGGTCCAGCGCGTCGAGGTAGACGTTGGCGAAGAACTGCGACGACAGGTTGCCGATGGGCAGGCCGTGGCCAGGCGCGGCGTTGGCGAGCTGCTTGTGCGGCGGCACCTGTGCCAGCTGGGCGGGCGTGGCGCGCACGGTCACGCCGGCCTGCAAGGGCGGGTTGCGCAGCAGGGCGTGGGCGACGTGCTGCGCGGTGTCGCCGAGGCCGGCGCGCGCAAGGCGCGGTTTCAGCATCGACCACAGCGTGGGGCGGTGGATGCTGTTGAAGAAGTTGTGGATGTCGAGCTGCAGGTACCAGCCGTCGGGCTGGCCACTGTGCACCTGGCGCACGTACTGCTGCAGGCGGCGCACCGCGGCATGCGTGCCCTTGCCGCGGCGGTTGGCGTAGCTGTCGTGGATGAAGCCGGGCTCGTAGATGCGCTTCAACTGCGGCACCAGCCAGTGGTGCACAACACGATCGCCGAAATCGGGCGCGTGGATCTCGCGTGCCTTCGGGCGGGTGGCGATGAAGCATGTGGACGGGCGCGGCGACCAGCTGTGCGCGGCAATCTCGCCGTGGATCTGGATCAGGTTGTCGATCCACTGGTCTTCGAACTGGCGCTGGTTGTGGCTGGGCACCTTCTGCCGGCGCGCAGCGCGCCACGCGGCATGCAGGCCGCGGAGCGTGATCTCTTCCATGACGTCCCCCTGAAACTCACCGGCGCGGCGCACGGCCAACGCGAAGCCGTTGTTGTTGTCGCGGTGGTTGTTGTTGACGTTGCCGTTGTTGAAGTTGACGACCCACGCGGCCGACGCCGACCACGCGGAATGCTCCCCAGGCACTTGCGACATGGCCGGGCAGCCCGAGGGGTAGCGCGGCGTCGTCATGGGTTGGCCCCCGCGGAGGCGGCCCGGGTACTCAGTTTCTGGTCGCGCTGCGGCCCGGCTTTGGAGCCGGCCGCATTCTGGACACTGGGGGATTGCTGGAAGTTGCGGCGCCACCCGCCGGCCTGCGCGCCAAGCGCGTGCGCCTGGCGTGCGAGGTGTTCGAACTGGCGGAAGCTGACGAACGCGTGCAGCAGTTTCGCGATCTGCATGTGCTGCTTGAGTTCGTCGACCATCCACACGAGGCGTTCGACGTGATGGCGCTTGTGCGTGGTCTCGCGCCATGCCCTGCACGCTAGCGCGTAGACGTGCATCGCCTTCTTCCGCAGATCCGCACCGATGGCATATCGGTGGGTGCGCGGAAACCGGCTGACGGCTTGCTCGATATCCACGAGCAGCCGTTCGGCGGCTTTGACGATGGGCGGCAGCTGGAAGCGTGAGGGCATGGCGGGATCAGGCAGAGGTCAAATCACTGACCGGCGCGGCGCACGGCCAACGCGAAGCCGTAGCCGTCGTCGCGGTGGTCGTCGACGACGCTGCCGTCGTTGAAGTCGACGACCCACGCGGCCGACGCCGACCACGCGGTGGGCGTGCTCGTCCAGTGCCAGCGCGGCTTGACGTTGGGGAACAGCGCGGTGTCGATCGCGGGTTCGTGGCGCGTGTCGTCGACCAGGCCGACGAGCTCGGCGCGCGTTGGCAGGCGCCAGTCGCGGTAACCAAGCAGGTCAAGGCCGGCCGCCAGATCGACGGCGGTGCTGTGCGTGACGGGATCGCCATCGCTGTCGCCCAGCGAGGTGATGGACCACAGCAGGCCAGTGGCTTCGTCCAGCACGGCGACGTGCGGAGTGGCGCTGTCGTCGTGGGCGATCTGGGTGCCGTCGACGGCGATGCGCAGACGGCGGTGGCTGTGCGTGGTAGTGGTCAGCACTGCCGGCGTGGGTGCGGCGATGCACTCGACGCGCGGGGCGGGCGGCAGGTTGTCGATCTCGATGAAGGTCTCGTGCGATTTGTCACCGAGCTCGGCGCGCTGGGTGATCCGGATGCTGAGCGGTTGCATGGCGCTTCCTTGTGTTGGACGGGTGGTCAGGCCGCATTGGCGGCTTCGGTGATGCGCTGCAGGCGCTGGTTGAGCGCGCTGTTCTCGGCTTCGAGATCGGCGATGCGACGTTCCGTCGCGGCCCACTGCAAAGCGCGTTCGCGGTAGTGCGCGGCGTTGATGTGGTGGCCCGTGTTCTCTTCGGCATCGGCCAGCTGGTCGAGCAGCTCGGGGCCGCTGATGGCGGTCAGTGCGGTGAGGTCAGTCATTGGCGGCTCGGGTCTGGCGAAAGAGTTGCGTGACGCCCAGGCGCTGGATGCGCCCGCCACGTGCCTCGAAGGCGGCGACGTCGGCGGCGATCTGTGCGCGCTGCTGGTCGTGCGAGGGCGCGCGGCTGCTGGACAAGGCGACGGTGCGCGGGGCGCTGACCGGCGCGGCGACTGCGGTGGGGTCTTTCCACGTCTTCGGTGCGTGATCGCCGGCGCGGTAGCGCGTGGTGCCGCGGCCGCCGCCGGTGCGCACCGCAAAAGCGTTTCGCGCCATCGACGAGAGCGTGTTGCTGGTGACCTGGAGTTCGCCGTCGGGGTTGGTGGCGGCGTGGATCTCGGCGATCGTGTGCGCCTGCGGATTCGCGCGCAGCCAGCTGTAGATGCGCGTGACGCGGCCGTGGTCGCGGATGCGTGCGGCGGTGGTCATGCCTGCGCACCCGCCGAGGCATCGCCGCGGAGTTCGCGCACGGCGTGGAGGCCCTCGTCGGTGAGGCTGACGGTGGTGCTGTACTCGGTGCCGTCGTCGAACGTCACCAGACCGTCGCGCTCGAGGCGCAGCACGGTGCGGCGGGTGATCACCGGCACCTGAGCGTGGCCACTGGTGCGCACGCGCTCGGGCGGCGGCGCGGTGAACCCGCCCGCGCATCGGCGCAGGCGGTGGTGGGGCGCCGTGGCGGCTGCGAGCAGCGCGGCACGGATCTGCGGCGTGTATGCGTGGGTCGGCATCTGCGTGCTCCAGGCGTCAGGCAAAGGGGCCGATTACTGACCGGCGCGGCGCACGGCCAACGCGAAGCCGTTGCCGTTGTCGCGGTGGTTGTAGCTGACGTCGCCGCCGTTGAAGAGGACGACCCACGCGGCCGACGCCGACCACGCGGTCAGATCGCTCGACCAGTACCAGCGCGCCTGCACGAACGGGAACGCGGTGGTGTCGACGGCGGGGTCTTCGCGCGTGACGTCGGTGATGGCGAACAGTTCCGCGCGCGTCGGTGCGCGCCAGCCGCCGCCGGCGATGTCGAGCGCGGCGCAGGCGTCCATTGCGGCCTGGTGGCTGGCATGCCGTTCGCCGACCGGCGTGTATTCCAGGCCGCTGCGTGCATCGCTGGTGATGATGTGATCGGGCGCGCCGAATGCGACGATCTCGCCGGCGGCATTGAGCGCGGTGAAGTGCGGCGCGACCAGGGGCGCGGAATCGTTGGCGGCTGTGGCGGTGTTCGGGGTCATGGAAAGTCTCCTGCCGGCATGGCCGGCGTTGGGGTAGGCGGTCAGAAACGGGAAGCGGCGATCCAGGCAAGGACGACAAGCGCCAGCGCGATGCGGAGCAGCGCGGCGGTACGGCGGCGCTGGCGATAGGGCCGGGCGCGCATGGGGCGCTCGCTGGCGTCGCTGATGGACGACTGCAGCAAGAAGTGTTCGGTCTGCGGAGAGAGGCTCATGCGCGCGCTCCCGGCGCGAGCCGCGGCTGCAGCTGTGGCCGGTGGAAGCCCTCGCGCGTCTCCGTGAGGAAGCGATCGATCACGTCGCGACGTGGCGCATTGCGCGCGAACTGCTGGTTCAGCCACAACGCGTGGCGCGCAGCGGACAGATCGACGATGAGGGGCGGGCGACGGTCAGCCACGGTGCGCCGCCTCCCGCGCTTCCATCGCGCGGACGTGTGCGTCGTGTTCGGGCTGCACCAAGTCGGCGTTGCCTTTGAGGATGCCGCTGCGGTCGGTCGCTTCGAGACCGGTATCGGCAGGCGCGTCGTTCGCGGCGGGCGCGCGCGCAAAGGCCGCGCGGTACTGCACGGACTCGACCACCTCCAGCAGCTTGTCCAGGCCCTCGCCGTCGAATCGTCCGGCATCCACGCAAGCGACGAAGTGCGCGCGGATGGCGTCGGTGAGGGCGCTCATGCGGCACCGTCCACGAGCACGAGTGCGCCGTCCTGCGTGATGCCTGGCGACTTGCGGCCATCCGCACAGGCGGCTTCCATCATGCGTAGCGCGTCGTCGCGCCAGCTCTCGGCGGCGTTCTCGGCGTGATCGAGGTCGACACGCAGCGACTGGATCTCGGCGTGCTGCTGCTCGACGACCTGGCGCAGGGTGTCCAGCTCAATCTGGTTGAGCTTGCGGGCCACGGCCGCGGCGGAGACGGCGCGGCTCATCGCGACTGCTCCAGCGCCTTGCGGACCGCACGGTCTTCGATGGCGTCACCCGCCATGAGGAACGCGATGATCACGGCCCCGCCGAGCAGCACGCCGATGATGAGGCCGGGCAGGAAGCCGGGGGTGTTGAGCAGCGAAGTGAGCATGGACGCCTCCATCGAGTGAGGAAGGCGAAGGGCGGGTCACGGAAAGGCAGACCGCCAGTGGACGGGGCCAAGGGCAACCCGCCGGTCGCCTGCCCTATGCGGGCAGAGCGATAAAGCCACATGGTGCTAGATTAGTCAAGCACTATGTGGCTAGCTATCTAGCCGGTGAGTAGACCGACCCGAAGCGGCCGTGGAATGGCTTGGCCTACAATTCCGAATGAAGGGAGAACCTGGCAATGGCAACTGAGTCTGCAATCGAGTGGACCGAGCGGACCTGGAACCCGATGACGGGTTGCACGAAGGTGTCTCCGGGCTGCAAGCATTGCTACGCAGAAGTGATGGCCCGACGCCTGCAGGCGATGGGCGCGCCCGGCTATGAGCGTGGCTTCAAACTCGCGTTGCACCCGGAACGGCTTGTGCAACCGATGCAACGTAAAAAGCCCACGACGTACTTCGTCAATTCGATGAGTGATCTGTTCCATGCGGGCGTGCCGGACGCCTACATCGACAAGGTGTTCGAAGTCATCCGGGAGACACCGCAGCACCAGTACCAGATCCTTACGAAGCGGGCGGAACGGCTGCCGGGTTACTTCGAAACGCGCGGCTGCCCCGATAACGTCTGGCTGGGCGTATCAGTCGAGAACCGCCGACATGGTGTACCGCGCATCGACCACCTGCGACATGTACAGGCACGCATCCGCTTTCTCTCCGTTGAGCCGTTGCTCGAGGATGTTGGTGACCTCGATCTAGAGGGCATCCACTGGGTCATCGTCGGCGGGGAGTCCGGTCACAAAGCACGACCCATGCAGCCGGAGTGGGCGGAGAACGTGCGCACGCAGTGCGAGCGCGCTGGCGTTGCGTTCTTCTTCAAGCAGTGGGGCATGTGGGGTGCAGATGGCGTGCGGCGCAGCAAGAAGGCGAACGGCCGGGAGCTGCAGGGGCGTACCTGGGATCAGTACCCGCCGCAGGCGCTTGCATCCGCAGTGCTCTAGATCACCAGGCTCTCGCGTTTCAGCTTGTCGCGCACGCCGCCGACCAGTCGCTGCGCCAGTCCGACTGCGGGGCCCGAGTCGTTCGACATGAGGAAGTAGAGTGCAAACAGCCGAGGGCCTGCCGTTGCCGAGACTTGAGTGCCTCTACGCAGCGTCGCCACGTTGATGACCAGTGGAAAGAGGGTCTTCAAGCGCGCGGTGAGCCACTCGCAAACCACCTCCGGATCTGCCTCGCGCGTGAGCTTATCGGGCGCGAACATGTCTACGACGTGCGGTTGCTTGTAGAGCTCTGACCGCCACGTATCAGTGCCCAGCGTGCGGTCCAATGCTTGATCTTTGCTCTCATCCCGACGATCGGGGTCGACCGTCATCTGCCTCAAGATCCCGTTGAGTGGCAGGAGATACCAGACATCGATCGCCTTGGTTTTCCGGATGAGCTCCAACGTGGACCACGGCACATTCATGCCATAGGGATCGAGAAACAGGACTGCACGGTTCGACTTCCACGCCATCCGTTCACAGATGTCTTTGAGGTGTTCGTTGGTGTCACCGTGGTGAATCGTTGTGACGCGCTCGGGGCGCTGATCGCACAGAAGCTTGAGCTTCTCTACGAACGCGCGCTTGCGCTCGACGAAGGTGTAGGTCTTGAACCCGTCGATTCCCAATGCAATACGCGCGGAGCCATCCCGTGTCTCTCCAGACTTGCCCTGGTAGTCACCGGCGCCCGCGAACGCGTCGATGTAGTGCAATGCGAATGGCTGGTTCTTCAGGGCCACCGAGTAGGCGACCAGATAGTCGCCGAGTGCCCTGAGCTTGGTCTCGGTCCACTGGCCGCCGAACTTATGTGTCGTCATTCTTGGCTGGGCTCCTCCTGAGCCTGGCACTGACTCGGTTCCACCATTCCTTTCCGGGATATCGGGGCACGATCTCCGTGCGCACCGCCATTTCCACCGTGATCTCCGCCCACCTGCGCTCGGCCGCCCTGACCACTTCACGGTTGCGACGGCGGATGTCGTAAACGATGAGCCAGGTTGGAAACGCCAGCATCAGCGCCATTACACCGAAGAAGATCCTGTCCGCACGGGTCGGCTCGTGGCCGACTGCGTTGATGTAGGTGGTGAACAATGCACCGACCAAGAGCATTACCAGGAATGGTGCCATGAGTGGGACCACCGATCGGTTTTCATGACGAATGCTTGCCCGGTACAAACGCTTCTCAGCTTCGGCCAACTGCTCCAGCGTCAGCGATTGGATCCACTCGGGCCTGGACCCGAGGTTGATCGTCTGATTGGCGACGGTGATGACCTGCGCGAAGTTTCCCGCATTCGCCGCAGTCAGCTCTGCCTGCGGTGTTTCAATCTTCTCGCTATCGCGGTTCGCGGTGTGCATCGTCGCCACCTCCCTTGGCGTGTGCTGCTCCTATTTTCCAACGTGCTGGGTCTGCTGGTCTATGTGAATCGTATTCGCCACGTTCCCTGCATTTTCAACGCGAATGCCGATCCCGTTGTTCTCCCGCACATGCTCGAACGTAGGCGCGCAGGAATCGTTCAAAGCTCGTTGTAGGGACTGTTTCGCCTGATCGATTGCATCATCGAGGTGCTTACCTGTCATCGGCGGACCTTTTGTCCTGTAGGAGCAGCTGCCGCTCTCTCAATCAATGCTTCAACTTCCAAAGTCGCAGCATCGAGATGTTCGCCTCTCAGAAGTAGCGAATAAACATAGGTGATCGCGGCTGCAAGTTGCTCGTTGCTCGGGACACGCTTGGCTTGCTGAAAGCCTTCTTGCGTGATCGAAATGGCCTTCGAAAGAAGGTCGAAACTTAAGCTGGGAGACTCCTCAGCTGGGTCCTCTGTAGGCCTCAAGAGAGTCCATGACGGAACCCGAAAGAAGCTAGCGATCTGATCCAGAACTTCAATAGTCGGGTTGCCGGTGCCGTATTTGATACGGCCCAAAGTTCCGTCTGCGACACCCATCATCTTGGACAGGTTTAGGCGCGAAACGTCGCTCCTAGTGTCGAGCAACGCAGTCAGGTTCGCAGACAGCGCGTCTTTGGAAGAGTTCTTTAGCCCCATAGTGCTAGCTTCACAGATCAATCTAGCCTTTTGGTGTTGCGTTACGAGCCACATGCGGCTAGATTTGCGGTATGAGCACTTTGACTGCACTTCGAACCGCACTCCACTCGCATAAGGGCGATTGGCCGGCTATCTGCAGCGCGACCGGGCTGTCCTACTGGTGGCTGACGAAGTTCGCCCAAGGGCGGATACGCGACCCTGGCCTGTCAAAGGTCGAGCGATTACAGGTGTACCTCGCCGCTCTGACGCTGCCGGCTGCGAACGATGATGCCGGTACAGACCCGGCAGCCGAGGCGGGCGCTTCGGCACGCGCGATTGACGCACAGGAACGGGCCTGATGCGCGCCATATACGTCGATGCCCGGGTACGTTGCGTCGTTGCACGTCCGGGGTCGCCCGAATTTCTTGACTTGGCGTTCGACATCGACGGGGTGACAACGCGGCTGCGCTTGCCGCGCAATCAGGTCGTGTGGCTCGTCGAGGCGATCGAACACGATTACCTGGGCACGAACTCCCAATCCCCGACTTCATGGGGCAGCCCCAGCTCCGAGGGATCGCCGCAAGACGGCCAGTCGGTGTGTCCGCCGGCGAGGTCATCCAGCGCCTGCTGTGGGGAGTCGTAGGCTCCCATGAGGCATTCGTCTTCGAACCACGGTCGCCAGTGGTTTCCATCACGCGCGATACGGAACACGCCCGCCCGCGTCTTGAACCAGAAGTGTTCGGTCATCGGTTTCCCCGTTCCTTGTGGGTGTGATCGAAGTAGACCGTACCAGAGCGCCGACGTCGAAGAGGCATGCACCGGTCCAGCGCCGACTCAGCTGATTTTCCAGAGGTCGGTGGAAGAACACTGCGGCGAGATCGCCGACGCCTCTGTCGATGTGAAATTTGCGCAGGGCGCTGAATCGAAGGTCCATGGGGTGGCATCGTCGGCGCAGCCGACGGCAGGCGCCACGATGATCGGCGGCACCAATCCGGGTAACGCGCGATGACGTCAGCCGGCTTCCACGCGCAGCTTGGAGAGCACCGCCAGGCGTGCCTGATACGCGGTCCAGTTCGCAGCGCTCCGCGTCGGCGCGCTGGCATCTGCGTACAGGTAGACCTTGTCGGTGTTCTCGCTGCCGTTGTGGCTGATCTTGCCCGCCTTCAGCGGCGTCAGTCCTTTGAACCTCACCGCGTGCGGCGCGTAGTCGACATGCGCGCGGTCGAGTGTGCCAAGCGGCTTGTACAGCCGGTTCAACACCACGTGCCCAAGCCCTTCAACCCGCTCGATGCAGTAGGGCAGGTAGATGCGTCGAAACTCGTCCGAGAGCTGCGCCATGCGTGATTCCTTGAATGCTGTATTCGTGTTCGCCCCGCAGGGCCGCGGTAAGACGCGGCATGCGCAGGCGCTGGCTGCGATGTTCGAGTGTACGAGCATCGTCGAGGACTGGGACGGGGTGTCCGACGTACCGGATGGGGCCCTGGTGCTCTCGAACAGTCTCCCCGCGGCCGTCGACGGCCTCGCTGCTGGTGCGGTGCATCGATGACGTGCCGCCGAGTGGAACTGCACTGGCGCGATGCGCTGTACAACGCCGTCAGCGAAACGCCCGGTGGTGTCGCCGCGGCTGCGGCGTACTTAGCGCAGCGCCGCGGCAAGTCGATCACCCGCGAGTCGCTGCGCAAGAAGCTGCGCGGCATCGAGGGCGAGTCGCTGTCGATGGAAATGGCCGAGCTGCTGACCGAGTGGATGCAGGAGCAGGTGGGTGGGCGGCAGCAGGCCACCGGCTGGATCCAGTCGCTGGCGACGCAGTTCGACATGGCCGTGGATTTCGTGCCGCCGCCGCCCGAGGGCGGACGGGCCTGCGAACTCCAGGCGCTGCAGACCAAGATGCTCAGCATCACCCAGCACGCCGGCAGCGTGGCGGGCGCCACGCTCGGTGCGCTGATGGACGGCAAGGTGTGCGCCGACGAGGCCAACACGCTGGCGCTCGAGCTGCGGGCCTTGCGCACGATGGCGCACCGCATGGAGCGCAACGTGCTGCGCGCCGCGAGGTTCGCCGCGGCCACCGAGGTGTTCACGGTGCAGCCCGCGCGGAAGAGGGCGAAACGCCGTGGATGACCCGCAGCCCTATGAGTGAGGCGAGGAAAGCTATCTCGCCTTCGTGATGCACAGCACCCGGCGCAAGGCCGAGCAGCAGGAACCGGAAGAGGCGCGACGCGCCACGCAGCAGGGGAGACAGGGCGATGCCCGACGCGATTGACCACATGCAGGACGTGACCGAGCGCCACGTCGAGAACAGCCTGCGCACGCATGCCCGCGCGCAGGCCAACCGCCCGCCGGGCCTCACGCACTGCGAGCAGGAAGACTGCCGTGCGCCCATCGCGACGCTGCGCCAGCAGATGGGCGCGCGGCTGTGCATCGAATGCGCGAAGGCCGACGAGGCCCGCAATGCGCACTTGGCCGCCTGGAGGCACCGGTGACCCATGATCTCGACCCGACGCCACTGGCCGCGTGCGGGGAAGAAAGCGGCGAGCCCGGCGTCACTGGCGCGCCTGCAGGCGATGCGGAACGAGGCGCTGACACCAGTGACCGCGCCACGCTCGTCGGAGGAGCTGCTGGCGGAGCTGGAGCAACGCCGCGTGGACGCTACCTGCACCCGACAGTTGCCTTTGCGCTCGCGGACCAGCGAATGAGCATGCGTGCGTTGGAGGCCCAGCTGACGACGTTGCCGCACGGTGAACTGCACGACCAGATCCGCACGCTGTCGAAGATGACGCGTCACGTGGCGCGCGTGCTTGCTGCTGCGCATCGCGCCCGCAAGCGGCAGAACCGGGGCGGCGCGCGCGTGATTGCGTCCCCGCACCCCTTGGTGGTGGGAATCGATCGCGTTTTCGCGACCTCACTCGGGCGGCCTTGCGTTCCTGAACGAAATGTTAAGGAAACCGGGCGCGGGTCCTCCTGCGGTCCCTTCGACGCGGGTAATCGGACGCGCGAAAGCAGGGTAGTCAGTGAGGTCTCGGGTTACTGAAATGGCCTCCAACTACGATGATGTCCTGTCACAACTGCGCTCGATCGGTCTGCTCGTCGACCGCATCGAAGTCGGCACGCCGCGCCCCGTCCGTTGCCTCGTCGACGGCGTAGGACGCGAGCGCCGCGGCTGGTACCGCCTGTATGAAATGCCGACCACTGGCGGCGACATGCTCGTCGTCGGCAGCTTCGGCGTGTGGCAGGGCAACGAGAACAACGCGCAAAAGGTCACGCTTGCGAAAGGCGCGGCGCTCAGCGACGAGCAGCGCGAGACGCTGAAGCGACGACTGGCCGAAGACCGCAAGCGGCTGGAATACGAACGTAACCGCCAGGCCGCCCGCGCGGCGCAGAGAGCCGCCGCCATGTGGGCGCGGTTGTTGCCGGACGCCGATGCCGACTATCTGGCAGGGAAGGGCGTGCGCGGCCACGGCCTGCGCTACACCCCGAACGGCACCGCGGTCGTGCCGCTGCTCGATACCGGCGGGCGTATGCACGGCCTGCAGTTCCTGCGCAGCGCGAAACAGGCCGATACCAGCAAGCGGCCGGCGAAGGAGTTCTGGCCGGCCGGCCTGATCAAGCGCGGCCACTTCCACCAGATCGGCACGCCCGATTGGATCATCCTGGTGGCCGAGGGCTACGCCACCGCAGCAACGCTGCACGAGGCAACCGGCTATCCGGTCGCCGTCGCGTTCGATGCCGGCAATCTTGAACCCGTCGCCACCGCACTGCGCAAGCGATACAAGCGCTCAAAGGTGCTGATCTGCGCCGACGACGATGTGCTGGCGAAGTGCCAGAACCGCGAGTGCCGCGGCCGCGTTGTGCTGAGCGAAGAGCCGATCACCTGTCCACACTGCGGCGAGGCGCACAGCGCGACCAACGCCGGCATCACCAGCGCGTCGTCCGCGGCGATTGCCGTCGATGGTGCCTGGGTGGCGCCTTTGTTCGCCGATGAGGCCAGCCGCATCGAGCGATTCCGGTCGAATGGCCGCAAGATCACGGACTTCAACGACCTGCACGCGAGCGAAGGGCTGCATGTCGTGCGCACGCAGCTCGAGGCCCGCATCACGGCGCTGTCGTGGCGACCACCGAGCGTGGCGCCTTCTTCCTCCAACCCGGGGGGCGGGGACAGCCGCAAGTTGCGTCCCATCCAAGATCTCGGCGAGCTGCTGCCGCGGTTTTCGCTGGTCTACGCGGCGGGCGGGGCGGTGTTCGATCGCAAGGAGCATTGCCTGCTGCCGATCACCGACATGCGCAACATCTGCATCCGCGCCGATCTGCACAAGGCGTGGATGGAACACCCCGAGCGCGACATCGTGCGTCAGGACGAAGTGGGCTTCGATCCCGCCGAAACCGATCCGGCGATCACCTGCAATCTGTGGAGCGGGTGGCCCACATCACCGAAGCCCGGCCACTACCAGCGCCTGCTCGACCTGCTGCGCTTTCTCTGCAGCGACGAGCGCAACCGTTCCGACGAGTTGTTCAACTGGGTGCTGCGCTGGGTGGCTTATCCCATCCAGCACCCCGGCGCGAAGATGAAGACCACCATCGTCGTGCACGGCGGGCAGGGCGCCGGCAAGAACCTGTTCTTCGAGTGCGTGATGGGGATCTACGGCAAGTACGGCCGCATCCTCGATCAGGACGCACTGGTCGACAAACACAACGACTGGGCCAGCCGGAAACTGTTCCTGATCGCCGACGAGGTGGTCGCCCAGGCGCATCGCTTCGAACTGAAGAACAAGCTCAAGACGCTGATCACCGGCACGCAGATCCGCATCAACCCCAAGCACATCGCGGCCTACGATGAGGCGAACCACTGCAACCTGGTGTTCCTTTCCAACGAAGACATGCCGGCGGTGCTCGAGGAAGACGACCGGCGGCACTGTGTGATCTGGACGCCGGCCGAGCAGAAGCCCGACTACTACGCCGCCATCCGCGCGGAGATCGCAGACGGGGGCATCGAAGCGCTGCACGACTTCCTGCTGCACCTGGACCTCGGGGACTTCCATCCCGGCACGCGACCACCGGAGACGGCTGCGAAGCGCACGCTGGTGGGCCTGGCGCGCGACACACCGCTGGTGTTCGTCGATGCCCTGGTCACCGGCGACATCGGCAAGCTGAAGGCCGTGCCGGGCCTGTCGCTCGACTGGTACGCGATCTACCAACGCTGGTGCTCGACCATTGGCGAGAAGCCCGCGCCCATGAAGCGTTTCCTCAACACGTTGGAGCGAAAACGGGGCTTCGGCACGGATCGAAAGCGCTACAACGACGGCCAGAGCGTGGTGCATCCACGCACGGTCCTGACCTTCGGCCTGCGTGCACCCGAAGGCATCGCCGAACCCGAGTGGCTGGGTGACCAGATCCACGTCATGAAGAACGCGATGGCCGACTACCGCGGAGGTCTCGCGTGATCGCGCCCGTCTCTGTGCAGCGTGTGCAGCTTGCTGTGCAGTCAACTGTGCAGCCAGAAAACGCGCAACCACGCGGGTTGTGCAGCGTGTGCAGCCAGAACCGCCGCGCCCGTATAGGCGCACCCGCACCCGTGCACCCGCCTGCGCGCCCCCGCGCCCGCGTAGGTGTGTGCCTGCACAGGCTGCACACGCTGCACAACCGCGCAGTCATGCGGGTTCGGTGTGTGCGCTCGCTGCACACCTGCCTGCACGCCACGCCGCACAGCCGTGTCGCCTCGCGCGCGGTCGGTCTCACCCTCGCTGATCGAAGAAAAATGGAAGGAGGCCTCTCGATGCGGTCGCATGGTCGGCAGCTGGATCTGGTGCGCCACAGCGATGCCGCCAAAGCGCTGGCGTACCGCGAAGCGGCGGCCACCGCGCTGCGCAATCCCTACGAGTCCCCGGAAGCCTGTGCGCGCCGCGCGGCCTACTACCTCGACCAAGCCAAGCGCCACGAGCGCACGGAGCGCCGCGCATGACCGCTGTCGAGACGATGGCGTTCCGCGAGTTCGCCGACCACATGCGCGTCAAGCCGGGCTACATCACCGAGCTCAAGCGAAACGGCCGCCTGGTGCTGACCGACGACGGCAAGCGCGTGCGTGTTGCCGAGAGCCTGCGGCTGATCGAGGACTCGCGCGATCCGTCGAAGGCCGGCGTCGCCGCGCGCCACGCCGAAGCGCGCGGCCGCACCACCGCGGACGTCAACGGCGACGACGAGCAGGACGACGACAGCCTCGACGACGAGGCATTCGCAACCAGCGGCCCGACAGCGAGTCATGCTGCGCGCCGTGCGAAGGCCGCGGCTGATCGCGAAGAGGCCGCCGCCCGCAAGGCGCTGCGCGACGAGCAGATCGAACTCGGCACGCTGCTCGCGCTCGATGAGGTGGTCTCCGCAATCAGCAGCGCCGTCACCACGCTGCGTGCCGGGCTGCAGGGCCTGCCGGCCACCCTGGCGCCCGCACTGGCGGCGGCGCAAACGGAGGATCAGGCGCAGATGATCCTCAGCGATGCGATCGAACAGGGCCTCGAAGAAATTTCGCGCGAATTCAACCTCATCGCCAAAGGTGACGGACGCGCGATTCCCGTGAAACATTCCGAGGCTGCGCGATGAGCGTCGCGGCTCTGCATCAGGCCGCCGCCCGCGCCATTGCGCCGCGCAAGCCCATGCGCGTCAGCGACTGGGCGGACAAGAACCGCGTGTTGTCGCAGAAGGGCAGCCAGCACGTCGGCAAGTGGAACAGTCGCCGCAACCCGGCGCAGATCGAGATCATGGATTGCTTCAGCACGCGCAGCACGGTGCGCGACGTCGTGGCGATCCTGCCGATCCAGTTCGGCAAGAGCGAGATCGAGACCAATATCCTCGGCTACCGCATGTGTGAAGACCCGGGGCCGATCATGGTCACGTTCCCCGGCGAAGTGTCGATGAACAAGTGGATCGACCAGAAGCTCAACCCGTTGATCGAATCCACACCCGCGGTCGCGCGGGTGCTGACCAGCACCGCCAGCCGCGAGTCCAGTAACCGGCGGCACTTCAAGGATTTCGACGGCGGCCAGCTGTACATCGAGCATGCCGGCAACCCGGTGCGCCTGAAGTCGACGTCGGTGCGGGACACGATCTGCGACGAGTTCTCCAGCTTCGCCAACCTGCTGCGCGGCGGTGACGATCCGGAGGCGTTGCTGGACGGTCGCAACTCTGGCTTCCCCAACACCTACAAGCGCATCAAGGTCGGCACGCCCGAGGTCGCCGGCCTGTGCCGGCTGACGCAGTTGTGGGAAAAATCGGACAAGCGCCTGTACCACTTCGCCTGCCCGGACTGCAGCCACGAGCAGCACTTCGAATGGTCCGGGCTCCACTGGCCGCCGGACGCAACCCGATGCTGGTACGTCTGTCGGGAGTGCGGCGTCGTCATCGAGGAGCACCAGAAGACCCACCTGATCGCGGATGGGCGTTGGATCCCAACGGGTGATCCCGATGCGCGCATCCGTGGCTACCAGGCCAACTGTCTCTACTACCCGCTCGGGCTCGGCCCCAGGTGGCTCGACCTCGTGCACATGTGGCGCGACGCCCAGTCCGATCCCGGCAAGCTGAAGACCTTCGTCAACGACCGATTGGCCGAGGCTTGGGAAGACCCGGCCATGCGGGCGGTCAAGCACAACGTCATCGCCGATCGTGTCGAGCCGTATCGGCTGCGCTTGGCGCCCGCAGGCGTGCTGGTGGCGACGGCGGGCGTGGACACGCAGGACAACCGCCTCGCGGTGGTGATCCTCGGCTGGGGCCGGGGCATGGTGTGCTGGGTGCTCGACTATGTGGAGTTGGACGGCGACCCGGCGGAGCCCGAGGTCTGGGCCAAGCTGACGGACCTGCTCAACCGGCCGATCGAGCACGAGTGGGGCGGCCTGTTGCAGGTAGACGCCGTCGCGATAGACGCCGGCGGCCACCGCACCGAAGACGTGAAGCACTTCGTGCGGCAGCGGCGGGTGCGCCGTCCCATGTGCATCTTCGGCGCCGTGCCCAACAACGCGCCGGTGCTGACGAAGGCCAAGCTGCAGGACGTGAACTACCGCGGCAAGCTCGACAAGAACGGCGTGCACATCCACCACGTCGGTACGGTCGGTATCAAGCACCGCCTGTATAGCTGGCTGTCGGCCGATGCCGATCGCGAGCCCGCCGCACGACAGGTGCATCTCTCCGAAGAACTCGACCACGCGTTCCTCGGCGGCCTGGTGTCAGAGACCTACAACCCTTCGAAGAACCGTTTCGAGAAGAAGCGCGGTGCGCCGCGCAACGAGCCGCTCGACTGCTGGGTCTACGGCTACGCTGCGGCCCACCATCAGGACCTGCGGTTGCACCGCTTCAGCAAGGCCAACTGGGATGCGCGCGAGGCGCGACTGCGCGAAGGCACGCGGAACCTCGTCGGCGATTCCCGTGGAACACTTCCGGACGCTGCGAACGATGAAGCAGCGGATTCCCGTGGAACACACGTCGAGAAAGCGCCGCGACGCCTCACAGTCCGGGCTGCACTCGATTTGGTGCTGACCGCTGTCGATCGCGCACCCATCCAACCCGTCGCGACCGGGTTGATCGAAGAAATGCGAGTTGCCGTCGGCGGCACGAGTGATGAGCGTCAGCTACTGGAAGTCGTACTGGATCAGGTCGCCGACTCGCCCGGCCCAGTGGCGGCTTTGTTGGATCGGTCCTTGCTCGACAACATCCGCAACGTGTTGGGAGTGGGTGCCACGCCGCTGCGAGCGGCCGTGCAGCAGCGGCGCTCACGCCGCGGGATGCGCAGCGGTGGCATCCGATGATGGCGGTGAGCGCCAGTGCCGAGTTGCGGCGTCGCTTCAACGTGTGGGCAACAACGTATGGCTGCGCGCAGCTTGCTCGAAACGGTTATGCGATCATCGAGACGATCGCCTGCGCGCTAGAGATGCCGGCGGCGAATGACGACGGCGAGGCCTTAGAGATCGAGCGCATCGTCCAGTCGATGGAAGCCAGTGGACGATGGAAAGAAGCGCGCGTGCTACGCGCGCAATATTTCGCGCCGAGTCTGCCTGAGGCATTGCGCCTCCATAGGCTTCGTCGCAAAGGGCTCGCCATCAGCAGGGCGGCATACTACGTATACCTCGATAATGCGCATGCTTTCGTCGCCGGAGCTCTGATCGCGAGACAGTCTTTGAATGAGTAGTCGCGGCTCGAAATTACACGGTTTTGTTGAGTAGAGACTCCAGCACCGAACCTAATCGGTTTGTGCCTGGTTGGTGGCAGATCGGTCTGAAATGCTCCTGATCGCGGGATCTAGAGAGAATATAAATCGCCGTTCGTGTACGTCTGTTTTCTCGCCAAAATCGATCTCGAGCATAGAGAAAACGGGCGTCTCACTGCTCAGCGCGAAGTGCCTGTGGAGATGTTGTAGCGCTTCTTCACCAGCCGGGCCGTGCACCGATACAGAGCCTACGCAGACGCTAAGTCCGCAGGTTATTCCCTGAAACAGGGTATCCGGCTCTGACTGTAGCGCGCTCCTAAGCGTGCTGTCGTAGAAATCTGTCATCCGGGATGATTCGAGATCGCCTTTTGACTGAAGGATAAATTCTCTGACTATCCGCTCGTAATCCTTGCTTTCTAGTAGCGCCTTCGCGTCGGGAAGGGAGATGCCATCTGTATCGATTAATCGACGCTCGAAGGGAAGGACTAGCGGCTGACTAAAACTACCTTGTTCCCTTTTGACGCGAGGGATGCGAGCAGCGGAAGCGTCTGTCCTGGGCGGTGCGATACCTGTGCGTCGGCTCACGCTTGCCGTGATTGGCGCAGAGTTTTTCGCGGAACTCACGGCAGTAGTAGCCATCGGTTCAGAGCTGCTAGAGGGGCGGAGAAAGAAGGCTAGGGCGCCAAGCAATGCCGATAGCAGAAGTGCGCACCCAAGAATTATTTTTTTACCCTGATGCCACATCTTGATGACCGTCATCCGGTGATTGCAACCAATCGCAGAGCGTATAGGGGAAAACTCTATCGGAGTCATTCGCTGCCTATGCTGAACTGAGGGGGTGGGGTATTTCCTACAGTCCAGTGCGTCGTGGGTCACAGAATTGTCAAGTGTAATAACGTTTGATCAGCCTGCTTGCGGATCGAACTGCAAGATGTGTCGACCATCCAAGGGCTGTAGATAGCCGGCGCCTGCGATTGCGGAATGCGCAGGATTCGTGCACACGGCTTTCCCGTGATTTTAGAAGGAGTTAAACAATGAAGAGGACTTTCTGGGCGTGTGTAATGCCGGCAGCACTTGTACTAGGGCTGTGGGCAGGAACGGTTTCAGCGCAAACCCGTACCATCTCGGCATCGGCTAGTAACGGAAATACGACTGCTGGCAATACGATCGGTTCGGTTCCATCGAAAATTACGTGCACTCAGGCGTATGGCGCAAGTGTGGGGTCTGCAACGTGCTCAATCCAATCGCCCGGGTGGAATGGGCTTCTAGCAGTGGGGGAGTCCATCGGCACGAATGGGCCTGGTAATATCCGATTGACATGCCAGGGTTCGTATTCAATTCCGGGTTCCGGGCTGCAATGTTCTGCGCGGGTTGAAGATACGGTATGTGCTGCGACGCAGAGTATTACTGCGTCAGCGGGTCCAAACGTCTCTACGCGAGGTAGCGCAGCACTTGCGACAAGTGCGGTCGTTCGCTGTACGGCCGCCTCTGGCGGAACCTTCGGGACGACTTGTGGTATTCGGTCTGCGACCGGGAACACGAGCTTGACTGTGGGTCAAGAGACATTTGTGCCTGGCCCTGGCACGGCATCGATCTCTTGCGGGGGGCAGTTCAACCATCCGTTCGGTGGCCTTTCCTGCACAGCCGTAGTCACGCAGGTTTGCCCCTGATTTCCTTGCGAGCGAAGTGCGCAAGTGCCCTGATGGCATTTGCGCATTTCAACGGGTAAAGAAGGCAGGAGTGCCATTAATTTTCGGTAAGTGGTTGATTGGAAATGGCGGTTGCGTCTAGACGCGATCTGCCAACAATGAGACAGCAGCAGGGCAAGCAACCTGCTGCGGCGCCGGAATCCCGGCCCCGCGATTCCAGGCGGGGCTCATGGCAACCACCCAGCAACTCCTCGACGAAGCGATCGCAGCCCGGCACCAGTTGCTGGTCGGCAAGGCGCGCGTGTCGGTGGGGTACGGCGATCGCCGCGTCGAGTTCACAGCGGCCACGCTGAAGCAGCTCGACAGCTATATCGCCGAGTTGCGCCGTAGGCTCGCTGGCACCGCCCGCCGCGGCCGCACGCGCGTGCAATACGTGGTGCCGGTCTGATGGGCATGCTGGCCGCCCTGAATCCCTTCCGCCGGTTGGACGCGCCCCCATTGCCGGTGCCCGCCGCGTCCACGGAAGTGCAGGACACACGCTGGCGCGGTGCGTCGCGCTCGCTCCGGAGCCTGCGAAGCTGGATCACGTCGATCGGCAGCGCCGTCAGCGACATGCCGGCGGCGGAGCTGCGCATCCTGCGTGCGCGCTCTCGCGATGCCATGCGCGGCCACCTCATCGCGCGTGCGGTCATCACTCGCTGCCGCACCAACATCGTTGGCACAGGCCTGATGTGCAGGCCGGCGGTTGACGCGGCGGTGCTGGGCATCACCCCCGAAGAAGCCGAGCAGATCAACGACACGCTGCGTACCGGTTGGGAGCGTTGGGGCGAGGATGCCGCCGAGTGCGATCTGGAAGGCTCGCTGGACATCTATGCGCTGCAAGGCCTTGTGCTGGTGTCGTCGATGGTCAGTGGCGACCTCTTCGCGATCACGCCGCACTTCGAACGGCCGGGCAGCATCAATGCGCTGAAGGTGCAGCTCATCGAAGCGGACCGCGTGTCAAACCCGCAGGACCGCATGGACACCGCGACCTGCGTCGACGGTGTCGAGATCCGCGACGGCGTGCCGATCGGTTGCTGGATCCGGGATACGCATCCCGGTGACCGTACGACCGGCACCATGGCCACGTGGCGCTATTACCCGTTCCATGGGGAGGAGACCGGCCGCCGCCGCGTGCTGCAGGTCTGGAACGACAAGGAAAGGCCGGGGCAGGTGCGCGGTGCGCCGTACCTCGCACCGATCCTCGAGCCGTTGAAGCAGCTCGAACGCTACGGCAGTGCGGAACTCATGGCTGCCGTGGTGTCCGCCATGGTCACGGTCTTCATCGAACGCGACGGCGAGCAGACCGATGAGAACGGCGACCCGGTAGGCGCGTTCGACACCGACGAAGCTGGCGACATCGCGCTGGGCAACGGCGCGGTGGTGGATCTCGCGCCGGGCGAGAAGGCCAACAGCGTCAACCCCGCGCGCCCGAACGCCAACTTCGATCCGTTCTTCATGGCGGTCGTCAAGCAGATCGGCGCTGCGCTGGAGCTGCCGGTCGACGAACTGCTGCTGCACTACCAGTCCAGCTACTCCGCAGCCCGTGCGGCGATGCTGCAGGCCTGGCGCTTCTACACGATGCGCCGCTGGATGCTCACGCAGCAGTTCTGCCAGCCGCTCTACGGACTGTTCCTCGATGAGGAGGTTGCTGCAGGCCGCCTTCGCCTGCCCGGTTACGGCGACCCGGTCCGCAGGCGTGCCTATGCCAAGGCGCTGTGGATCGGGCCGGCGCGTGGCGCGATGGATGAGGAAAAGGAAGCGCGCGCAGCCCGCACCCGCATCGAGATCGGCGTGAGCAACGAAGCGACCGAAACCGCGGCGATGACCGGTGAGGACTGGAACACGGTAATCGCACAGCGCGCCCGCGAACTGGCCCGGCGCCAGCAGTTGGGCATCGACGTGCCTGCCGCCCCCACTGATGAGGCACGCGCATGATCGACGCCTTCCACATCGCGACCTCGCGCCCCTGGCTGATCCAACAGGAATCGCTTGAGACCATCCTGGCCATTGCGCAGCGCTGCGGTGACCCGGAAGCCCTGCAGACCCGGCTGGGGCGCCCGCTCGACAACACCCGCACCGTCAGCATGCGTGACGGCATCGCGGTGATTCCCGTCACCGGCCCGATCTTCCGCTACGCCAACCTCTTCACCGAGATCTCGGGCGCCACCAGCACGCAGGTGCTGGCCAGCGACATCCAGACCGCACTCGACAATCCCTACGTGCGTGGTGTCGTGCTCGACATCAACTCGCCGGGTGGCGAGGCGACCGGCATCAACGAGCTGGCGAAGATGATCCGCGCGTCGCGCGGCCGCAAGCCGATCCGTGCGTATGGCGGCGGCAGCGTGTCGTCCGCTGCGTACTGGCTGGGCAGTGCCGCAGACGCGCTGATCGTCGATGAGACGGCTGCGCTGGGTTCGATCGGCGTGGTCATGTCCTATCTCGATACGCGCCTGCGCGACGAGAAGTCGGACGTGCGCCGCGTGGAGATCGTCAGCAGCCAGTCGCCCGACAAGCGCATCGACCCCGCAACCGACGAAGGCCGTGCACGCGTGCAGGCAATTGTCGATCAGCTCGCTGCCGTGTTCGTGGCATCGGTCGCCGCCAACCGCGACGTCACGCCCGATCACGTCATCGCCGAGTTCGGGCGCGGCGGCGTGCTCATCGGCCAGGCCGCGGTCCGCGCGGGCATGGCTGACCGAATCGGATCACTCGAGTCCGTGATCGCCGAGCTTGCCGGCACCGCAAGCACCACCCCGAGGAAAACCACCATGAGCAACACCAACGGGCGGGTCACGGTGTCCACCACCGAGGACCTGCGCAACGCGCTGGCCGCCGGCAACACGGCCGACAACATCGACATCGCATCCGGCGATGCCGCCATCGCCGCGGCTCGCAGCGAGGGCGAAGCCGCCGGCCGCGCGGCGGCAACGGCGGATGCCGTCACTGCCGAACGCGCCCGCATCGTCGGCATCCAGGCCATCGCACGACCGGGCTTCGAGCAGGAGACCAATGCGGCGATCGAGAGCGGGGCGTCTGCGGAAGCCTTCGCCATGACGCTGCTCAAGGCCGCCAGCGATCGCGGCGTGACGCTCGAGTCCGTCCGCCGTGACGCACCACCTGCAGCCGCGCACACCGCGCCGCCCGCTGCGAACGCCACCGCCACCCCACAGCCGCGCGCCAACGTATTCGACCTGCGCCGCAAGGCCGTGGCCGCCACCCGCACCGCCAAGTAACCAGGACGCACACGCCATGACCTCCAAGACCGAAGCCCCTCGCACCGGCGATTTCATCCTGTCGCTGGCCAGCGGCACCCGCTCTGTCGAGAACGTGATCTTCGCTGCCGGTTTCGCCGCATTCGCCGGCACCGTCGTCGGCAAGAACGACGACGAGAAGATCGTCCCGCTCGACCTCACCGAAGTGGATCCCGAGACCGGCGCCGAAACCGTGGTCGGCATCCTTCGCGACAACATCGACGCCACCGACGGCAAGGATGTCGCCACCGTCATCGTCGCGCGCGATGCCGAAGTCAAGGTCGACGCGCTCGTCTGGCCCGAAGGCATTACCGAGGCCCAGCAGGACGAGGCCATCGCCGAACTCACCTCCCTCGGCATCTTCCCGCGCTGACGCGCGGCGTCCGCCCATACCCACAGGAATCACGATCATGTCCGAACCCATGGCAGACGTCTTCGCGAACGACGCGTTCTCGATCACCTCGCTCACCGACTCCATCAATGCAATGCCCTTCGTGCCTGGCCGCGCCGGTCAGGTGGTCGACTGGGAGGAAGAGGGCATTCCCACCACCTCCGCCACCATCGAGCACGATGGCGAGGAACTGAAGATCCTCAACCCGACCCCGCGCGGTGGCCCCGGCAACACCAGCGCGGACAAGCCTCGCGTGGTGCGCTCGCTGGTCGTGCCGCACTACCAGCACGACGATTTCGTGCTGGCCGACAGCGTGCAGAACGTGCGTGCCTTCGGCACCACCTCGACGCTGGAGACGGTGCAGGGCCGTGTGGACCGCAAGCTGGAATCGCACACGCGCCTGAAGCTGGACCCGACGCTGGAGTTCCAGCGTGTGGGCGCGCTCAAGGGTGTGATCGTCAACGCCGACGGCAGCGTGCTCTACGACCTGTTCGAAGAGTTCGATGTGACGCCGGAAGCGGTCGTCGACTTCGACCTCGACAACGCGAGCCCGCTCGGCGGCGCGCTGCGCGGTGTGGCGGACGACGTGTCCCGCGCGGTGGCCGATGCACTGGGTGCGATTCCGTTCACCGGCCTGCACGCCTTTGTGGGTCGCGCGTTCTGGAAGCAGCTCATCGCACATCCCGAGGTGGAGAAGATCTACCTCGCCAGCCAGACGCTCGCCACCGCGCTGCTCAACCCGATGGCCTACAAGACCATCCAGATCGGCGACATCACGTTCGAGGAATACCGCGGCAAGCACGGCAGCACCCCGTTCATCGCGGACGACGCAGCGCACATCTTCCCCGTCGGAGTGCCTGGCCTGTACCGCACGGTGTATGCGCCTGCCGACTACGAAGAGACCGTCAACACCGAAGGCCTGCCGCGCTACGCGAAGCAGTGGCCGATGGCGAACGGCAAAGGTCGCCACCTCGAGTCGCAGATGAACGCGCTGAACTACATCACGCGTCCGAAGGCGCTGATCACGGCGAAGCGCACGTAACGCCCCTCCCCAGACCGCACGCGATCGCCCTCGTCAGTGGCGCGTGCGGACTGGGCCCTTTCCCAACCTCCGAGAGAACACCATGAGCCGAGCGTTGTTCGACAAGCAGATCGACCGCGTGCTGTCCCACGAGGGTGGCTACAGCGCCGACCGCAACGATCCGGGCAACTGGACCGGGGGTCGCGTCGGCGTGGGCAGGCTCAACGGTACGAAGTTCGGCATCGCTGCCAACACGTATCCCACGCTCGACATCCGCAACCTCACGCGCGCGCAGGCGATCGAGATCTATCACCGCGACTTCTGGCTCGCGTCGAAAGCCGACCGCATGCCCGCGGCTGTTGCGTTCAGCGTGCTGGATGGCGCGATCAACAGCGGCGTGCGTCGTAGCATCCAGTGGCTGCAGCAGGCCGCCGGCGTGGCCGATGACGGCGTGTACGGGCCGCGCACCGCGGCGGCAGTGGCGAAGGCCGATGGAAACGATCTGCTTCTGCGCTACAACGCCGCGCGCCTCGACTTCATGACGCGCCTGGCGAACTGGAAGCACCACGGCGCGGGCTGGGCCCGCCGCATCGCGCAGAACCTGCAGTACGGCGCGGTGGACAACTGATGCGCGCAGGCACGGGCACTCGCTTGGGATTGGGCGCCGCTGGCGGCGCGGCCGCGTGGGCGTGGCTCTCCAATCCGGACGAGTCGCGGCGCTCGGTCGAATGGGCGTGGACGTTCCTGCTGCGTCTCGTCGAAGACGGCCCGATCTCACTCTGGGCGGTGCTGCTCGCGTTTCTTGCCGGCTGGCTGGTCACGCTGCGCGTGGGCATGTTTCCCATGCGCTGCCTGTCGCCGTCCGCGCATTCGATCGTCGCGCAGCTTTGTGGCGCCCTTGCATCGTTCAGCGTGGTGTTCCTGCTGTGGCGTGAGCCGCTTGGTCTGATCATCGGCGCACTGGTCGGTCTGGCTGCGCCCTACACCTGGGCGCTGGTGCTGATCCTGCTGGAACTGTGCCCGTCGGCCTGGGCGGCGCGTTGGGCTGCGGAACTTCGCGGCGAAGGCCGCCAGCTGGAACTGCCGATGAGGCGCCGCCGGTGAGTGGTGCACAGGCCACCTTCGGGCACTACGTCGTCGAAGACGAAAGCCTGCACAACGCCGTGGCGCTGATCGAGCGCTTCGAGACGTTCCATGCCTTCCCGCATGAATCGAAGGAAGGTGTGGTGATCGGCTTCCTGCGCCGGCTGGGCCGCCGTGGCATCACGCTGGGCGAGGCGCGCACCATGCTGCGCGCGGATCTCACCGGCCACCTCGCAGCGTTGCGTGCGCAGATCTTCCAGCAGGATGCCGACCGCCTGGGCGCACCGCGCGTCGCCGTGCTGCTGCATCTTGCGCAGGTAATGGGCGTCGAGCGCGTCGTCGACTGGCGCGATCTGTGGGATGACCTGCGCCGCGACGATTTCGAGAATGCCGCAAACCACCTGCTGCTCAGCGAGTGGCCCAGCCTGATTGGCGACACGCTCAACGAGCGCATGCGCGCCGTCGCCCTGCAGCAGATCCTGCGCACGGGTCGCATGCCGGGGAAATCTCCGTGATCGGCTTCCTGCTCGGCAACCTGTGGTGGCTGATCGCGGTCGCGCTGATCGCCGCGCTGGTGTTCGCGCCGGCTGCGGTGTGGCGCCTGCGCTGCCCGCTGGCCCTGTGCGCGGTCTCGGTGTTCGCCGCGCTGGCGTGGCTCGATGCCAACGCACTGCGGCAGATGATTGCTGAGCGCGATCGCGCCGATGCGGTTGCCGCGCTTGCCGCCACCACGGCAGCCCGCGCCACGGAGCAGGCGGGCGTCGAAACCATGTCCAACATCGGAGACACGCATGAGCAGGACCGCATCGATGCAGAGGCTGTTCCCGACGCTGTGGCTGCTGCTGTGCGTGCTGGCACTGTCCGCCTGCGCCAGCAGTGGGCCGCCTGCGAGACCGGCCGTCTGTCCGCAGCTGCCGCCACCGCCGCCCGCGGTGATGCGTCCGCCGACGGCCGAGCAGAAGCTGCGGGTCGAATTGTTCGAATCGGACGCGACGCCGACGACCAGCTCAGCGCCTGCCAGGCCACGGTAGCGGCCTACCGCGCCATGACGGTGGGCGAGGTGGCGCCATGAGCCAACGCGCCGCGCTTGCCGCACTGGATGACGATCTGCACGCCGCATTCGCCGATGCGGGTCTCGCCGACATGGGCCTGTACGCAGCACCCAACGCTGCGCCCGACGCGCCGCCGCTGGATGTGCGCGTGTACGTGGACCGCGACACGCAGACGCTGGGCGACGTGCGTCAGGTGCAGGCGGGCCGTGTCGAGGTGGCCTATGTGCTGCAGCCCGGGTTCCGCCCGGCGCAGAACGGCGTGCTGCTGGTCGACGGCGACCGCTACGAGAACGCCAACCCGATCTCCGACGACGGCTCCGTGAGCCGCTGGCTGGTGCGCCGTGTCCGTGCCTGAGCCCATCACCTGGCGCGCGCTCGAAGCGCTGGCCGATGTGGTCCGCGGCATCACCGTGGCCGCCGGCTACCGCACCGATCTCGGTCTCGGTCGCGTGGTGCTGGACGACGCCGACATTGACGGCGACGACAGCGAAGGCGCCTGCACCTTCATCGACGTCAGCGATATCGACCCGGCCGCAGGCGGCAAGCAGTTCAGCAGTCCGCAAGTCGACATCACTGTCGAATTCGTGGTGCCGCGCCGCTCAGGCATCAACGCCAAGTTGCACGCGCACCGCGGCGTTTCCGATCTGGTACGCGCGCTCACGTTCCGTACCACCGGCCGCGGTACTGGCATGCCGCCGGGTTTCGCCTCGCTGGAACTCACCGGTGCGCGCTTGCGTGGCTACACCGATGAGGAAGAGGCCGCGTCGTTCGTCATCGCACAGGTCACCGCGCGGGCTGGCCTGGTCGACACCCATCCGCCCGCATAACCCGCCCACGGAGAACTCCCAATGGCAAACCCCAAGGTCCGTCAGTTCGCCGGCGACTTCCGCATGTGGCGGAAAGCTGCCAACGGTGACCTGATCCCGGTCATCCCCGAGCCTACCGATCCGTTCGGCAACCAGCCGATCGAAACCAACCTGTTCCAGTTCGGTTACGAGGCCGGCGACGAAGTCACCATCAACTCCAAGCGCCGTGGTGGCCGCTTCAACCAGCCCATCCACAGCGACCAGCTGCCGGGGACCACCGCCTGTCGATCCAGCTGCAGGAACTGCCCACCGCCATCCTCGCGCGCATCCTGCGTGGTGAAGCGGCGAACGCAGCGGTGTCGGCCGGCAACGTCACCGACGAGGCCTACACCATCACCAATGCTACCGCGCCGGTGCAGCTGCCTCACGTCTACGTCAGCGCGGTCACGGTAGAGAAGGGCGGCACCGCACTGGTTGCCGGCACCGACTACGCCGTGGACCTGCGACGCGGTCAGGTGATCCCGCTGCCCGCCGGCGGCATCGCCAATGGCGACGCGCTGTCCATCAGCTACAGCTATGCCGCCGTCAACGGCACGCTGATCCAGGGCGGTGCAACGCCGCTCGAGTCGTTCTACATCAGCGGCGACCTCGAAGACCGCATCAGCGGTGAAGACGGCGAGCTGACGGTGTACGAAGCACGCCTGGGTGTCGACGACGACATCGACTGGCTGGCCACCGAACCGCTGTCGCCCACGCTGACCGGGAGCCTGCTTGTGCCGGCGGGCGCGCCCGCGCCGTACACCTTCCGCGTGTACGAGCAGGCCGCCTGACGTGGCCCGTCGCCCTCGCAATGGTGGCGACACCGACCTGCCGGCTGCCCCTGCGCAGCCGGCAGTGCCGGTGGTCGAGTCCGTGGTGATCCGCGAAGGCCATCGCCACAAGGGCACCACCTACACGCAGGACACGCCATACACCGCCACGCCAGCCGAGGCCGAACTGCTGCGCCGCTACGACGCGCTGGTGACCGGCTGACATGGCAACCCGCATCCGGAACCGCAACAGCGCGATCAAGTTCTACTTGAACGGTCGGCGCGCGCGGGACCTGCATGGCCTGACCGATCTGGCCGGCGGTCTTCTGGATGCGTATGACGTTTCCGTGGTGCGTGCGGCCACCGGCCTCGTGCGCCGCGCCGAGCCGGCCGCCAAGCGCAACATCCGCGCGGTCTACAACGTGCGTGCGGGCGCGCTGGCCGGCAAGTTCCGTATCGACGAGGGTGCCAAGGGGCGCCGCGGCGATCGCGACGATCTGATCTCCATCTGGGCCAGCACGCGCGACCTGCCACTGATGGAGTTCGGCGGGCGCTGGCGCGGCCCTGCGCGGCGCAAGTCGGGCTCGCTGGCGCCGGGCGCGTCGGCGGAGATCGTGCGAGGCAAGCGCAAGGTTTACGACTCCGCGTTCGTCGCCACCATCCAGGGGCGCCGCGCCATCCGCGTGCGCAGTTACGACAGCAGCCGCGGCCGGCGTCATGGCCGTGGCCCGGTGCGCATGCTCCGCGGCCCAAGTCCCTTCGGGATGCTCTCGGGCATCGATTACGAGCCCGCGCGCCAGGTGCGCGACGCGACGCTCTCCGAACTCACCACCTTCTACTTCGCGGAGCTGAAACGTCAGTTCCGTCTGAACCGGAGTGCCTGACCCATGGCCGCACGCGGCAACGCCACGATGGAAGAAGCGATCCGGCTGGTGCTGGAAACGCAGGGGCGCGAAGGCGTTGATGCACTGCGCGAGGCGCTGTCGCGCGTGGGCGATGTGTCCGTCGAGACACAGGCGGAAACCTCGGGCCTCATCGACAATCTGGTCGAGCTCAACGAGACCGCCGCCAAGGCCGCGCGCTATGGCGAACTGACCAAGGAACTGGAGCGCAGCCAGACCGCGCTCGATCAGGCCAGCCAGTCCGCCTACCAGCTGACGCTGGAACTCGGCAACGCCGAGAAACCCAGTCGCGAACTGGTGCGGGCGCAGAAGGCTGCGCGCGAGGAAGTGCAGCGCCTCGAAGCGGCGGTGACGAAGCAGTGGCAGGCCCTGGAGCGTGCCGACGACGAGCTGGGCAGCCTGGGCCTCAATACCGCTGATTTCTCCCAGGCGCAGGCTGATCTGCGCAACAACATCGGGCGCACCACCACTGCAGTGGGCGATCAGGTCAAGTTGGTCGAGCGCCAGGCCGCAGCCCAGCGCCAGTTGCGCGATCGCATGGCCGAGGGCGATGACGAGTTCCGCAAGTTCGCCCGCTCTGGTACTGCTGCTGCCGAATCGCTGGACGCCTACCGCAACCGGGCCGCTGCCGCGCGCGACGAGACCGCCCGAGTCGCCAAGGAAGCCGACGGCGCCAGCGGCGTGTTCGGCAAGCTGCGCGGCGTGGTGGCCGGTGTGTTCGGGTTCTTCAGTGTGCGCTCGCTGATCGGTGGCCTGAAAAGCATCGTCGCCGAAGGAAGCAACGCCGAGCAGGAAATCAGCCAGCTCAATGCCGTGTTGGCTTCGACGGGGCGCGAGTCGGAGTTCGCCGCCGGCGAACTGGCAAAGCTCGCCGACAGGCTGGCCGGTGCCAGTAACTTTGCATCCGGCGACATCGTCAACGCGCAGACCCGCCTGCTGTCGTACACCAACATCCTGCGCGGCGAGTTCCCCGATGCGATGCAGATCGTCATCGACCAGTCGGCGCGCCTGGGCATCTCACTCGAACAGTCCGCAGAGATCGTCGGGCGATCCCTGCAGGAACCCACGAAGGCCATGCAGGCGCTCGGCCGGCAGGGCTTCGTGCTGGAGGAAAGCCAGAAACAGCTGCTGGCCCAGCTGGAAGCCACCGGGCGCACCGCCGAAGCCCAGCGCATCATCATGGACCTGCTTGTCGAGTCCTACGGCGGCGCTGCGGCAGCGCAGAAGGTCGGCACCATCGCCGGCCTGTGGAAGTCCGTCGGCGAGAACTTCAAGGACTTCCAGCAGGACATCGCGAATCGCGGTGTGCTGGACTACTTCAAGGCCCAGCTGAGCGACCTGCTCAACATCACCGCACGTCTGCAGCGTGACGGTACGCTTGGTCGGTGGGCCCAGGCCATCGCCGACAACGTGGTGCGTGTCAGCCGCGCGGCAATCCAGCTCGTTGGGGATCTGGCGCCACTTGGCAAGGCGTTGGCAGACGGCGCAGCCGTAATGGCGCGAAACGTCGAGCAGGTGATCCTGCTCGCGAAGGTATATGCGGGCTTGAAGTTGGTGCAATTGGTGACGCATTTCAGCGCTCTCACCAGTGCGAAGTTGGCCGATCTTGCGGCGACGAAGGCGCTCACAGCGGCCAACATCGCCAATGCAGCCTCGTCTGCGCTGATCGGTCGAGGCGTGGCCTCGGCCGGCACAGCTGCGCAGCGTGCCGCCGGCCAACTGCTGTCTGCGGCCACGCTGATGGGCCGTCTGCGCACGGCAATGTTGGCGATTCCACGCATCGTCCGGTTCTCGGTCGTCGGTTTCAGCGTTCCTTGGGCCATTGAGCAGATGGTCAAGCTGAAAGCGACGATCGATGACATCCGGATCGCAGAAGAGCAGGTCGCCCGTCACGAGCGGACGTTGAACTCTCTGCGGAACGAGAACATCCGCATCGGTCAGCAGCTGCAATCGCTCTACAGGGCGAACGCGAGCGAAGCAGTGAGGTCCGCCGCTGAACTCAATGCAATGACGCGAGTCGAAGCCGAGGGCTATCGCTACCGCCTCAACGAGGCTGCCAAGTACTACGAAGGCGTCATCCGCCTGGCGCGGGCTACCGGTGACGCTCAAGCTGCGGAGGAGGGGCGTAGTCGTCGAAACGCGTTGTTGCACGGCCTCAAGGACGTCGAAGCATTCCTCGATCGAAACAGAATCCCAGCAGGCGTCCGCGCGATCGTCAACGAGTTGCACGGCGTCGGCAACTCATCGGATGAGGCGAAGACGAAGATCGACGCGTTGCTGCAGACGCTCGATTTCGATAACAGCCAGTCGCTGAGCGATGTAGGCCTGGCGCTCGCGCGAATCGGTAGCTCGAGCGAAGAGGCCGCTCGGCACGTCACCGAAGGCCTCGAAGCGTCTCTGCTTCAGCTGAGCGGCGAATCGCTGCTGAAGTTGCAGACCTCGGTGCAGGCCACCTTCGCAGAGTTCGAAGAGGCCCCGCGCGGCGCAGCAATGGTGCTCGACACCATCCTGCTGACCGCCATGCGCAAGCTCGGTGTGGAGTCGAGCCAATGGGGCCAGGCGATCACCACGGCGGGCCGCGACTCGATCGACACGTTCACCACGGTTGCGAACGCCGCCAATGCCACCAGCGCCCAGATCGAGTCCGCGTTCAACGCCGCGCTGAGCACGGCGTCCACCGAGGTGGAGGTGGACGCACTTGCCAGCACCATGGAGGACGCCGGAAATCGTGGCGTTGCCGCGTTCGGCGCCGTTGAGCGCGCCCAGGTCGCTGTGCGTGCACGCGTCGGCGAGATTCAAAGCGCGCTGGACCCGCTCAACGCATCCTTCCGCCGCCTCGGCATCACCAGCAAGGCCGAGCTCGACCGCGCGGCCGCTGCCGCCCAGGACGCGTTCCACCAGATCCGTCAGGCCGCCGGGCGCGGCGAGGCGTCGATCGACGACGTGCGCGCCGCCGTGCAGCGCATGGCCGAGGCGCAGCGCGCCGCAGTGGCCAACAGTGGCGCCGCCGCGCAGCGCCGCGTGGAAGACGAAATCCGCGTGATGGAAGCGGTGTACAGGGTCAATGACAGCCTGGACAAGATGGGCGAAGCCGGCACCCGCGCAGGCGATGCCGTTGCAGGCGGTGCCTACCGTGCCAACGATGCGTTGGCCAGCAGCAGTGGTATCGCAGCGGAATTCGCGCGCAACCTCGACAGCGTGGCGACGTCCGCCGATGGCGTGGCGACAGGCACCAATGCAGTGGCTGAAGGCGCGCAGAAAGCAGGCGTCGCGATGGGCGAGATGTCGGAAGCGGCTGCCCAGAATCTCCAGGGCCTCAACCGCTTCGCGGTGGCGTCCGTCACCATGTGGGCCGATGCGGTGAACGCGACGGTGTGGGAAATCCGCCGTCAGATGAATGCCGTCCAGGAACTCACCGCCGCCAACGAAGCGCAGCTGGCGGCGCTGGAGCCGCAGACCGAGGAACTGGAGAACCTGCGCCGCGCCTACAGCTACGCCACCGACGAACAGCTGCGCGGGCTGGCCGCTTCGAGGGCAGCGGTTGAAGAGCGCAAGGCACAGATCGCCGAGACCGAGAAGGCCGAACTGGCTGCCGCGCGCAAGGTGCGTGAGGAGCGCGCCGCCGCTGCCGCCGAGCGCAAACAGCAACTCGCCAGCGAGGTCGAGCAGGCCAACGAGATTGCCGCCCAGACCACCGCCACCCGCGCCGCTGCCACGCCCACGCGCACGCGGCAGACGCTGGAAGTGCTGCTGCGCGCGGACACATCGGCCGGCCCCAAGGGACTGGGCCTGTCCCCGCGCGAACTCTCCGACCTGGCGCGCGACCTCACGCCGCTGGTGATCCGTGAGCTCGAACTCAGCCGCATGGGAAGCATGCACTGATGCGCCTCGACACCATCGAACTGCCGGACGACCTGTTCTGGTCTGACGAAACCGCACCCTGGGCAGTGGGGCAGAGCGTCACTACCACGCTCACCGGCGCGCTGGTCATCCAGGAGGGCGCGCGGCAGGCCGGTCGCCCCATCACGCTGGAAAGCGGCCGCGGCAGTGACGACCTGTTCGCATGCGTGCCGCGCAGCACCGTGGATGCACTGCTGGTGCTGGCCAACACCGCCGGCGCCGCCGCCATGTCCCTGCAGATCGAGGGCCGCGCGCCCATCGCCGTTCGTTTCCGCCATACCGACGGTGTCGCCGTCGACGCCGCACCAGTGATCGTGATTTCGCCCTTCGTCGAATCCGACTGGTACCACCTCACGCTTCGACTCATGCAGGTCTGACCCGCTCATGGCGATCACCGTCACCGATATCCAGTTGCTCGAATCCGAGCGCCTCACCGATGCCGCCAATGGTGGCGGCCGCATGACCGGTTCCGTGGTCGACAGCGGCGAGGTCAACAACCTGTTCCCGGACATCTCGCGCCTGGACCGCACCTACGGCCGCATGGCGTTGCGCAAAGCGTTCATGGCCGTGCGCAGCCTCAACACCGATGTCTATCTGGGCGCGCACGTCATCGTGACCGATCCGCCGAACGACGAACGCGTCAACGTCACGCTGTTCTCCACCGGCAGCCCCGTGGACGAACGCCAGCAGGCGCAGAACCGCATTGAGGCCTACGTGACCCGCGGCCCGCTGTCGGCCTATGTGCTGTTCGGCACGCAGCCGCAGGGCGCAAAGGCCGTCACCCTGATGGGCCGTACGGAAACCCCGCTGCCGGAGGTGGGGCAGGTGATCGTGCTGTCCTTGGAAAATGCCGCGGGCGTGGTGTCGGCCGAGCAGTACGTACGCATCTCCGACGTCAAGACCGCCGAGCGCACCTTCACCGATGCCAACGGCGACTACACCCGGCAGATCGTCACAGTCTCGCTGACCTCCGCGCTGCGCCGCACCTTCGAAGGCAGCGAGGCCAGCCGGTTCTCAAACGTCGCCACGCCCACGCGCGTGCGTGACACCACCATTGCCGATGCCTCGCGCTACTACGGCGTGACCGCGTTGCTGGAAGACGCGCCGCAGAACAGCCTCGAAATCACCATCCGCAGCATCTTCAGCCAGCTGGTGCCCAGCACCACGCGCGAGGTGCCGTTTGCAGGTGCGCGTCCGGGCCTCACGCTCAATCACATCGCCATCGGCGGCGAGCGCACCGATGTGATGGGCAACACCGATCCCGCGTTTGCCCTGCGCGGCATCGTGCCGCGCAGCGTGCGGGGTGGCACCAGCGGCGCCGGCGCCATCACCGGCGATTCCGGCGCGGGCGAGCTGCTGGCCGGCACCACCGCCATCGGCGCGGTGGACTATGAGTCCGGCCGCGTGTCCGGCACGCCTGTCAGCGGGCTCACCTACACGCCCGGCGTGGCGGTGCAGGCCAACGGCTACACCTTCGGCGTGCCGATCGACATGGCCAATCAGGGCACCGTCTACGTGCAGACCATGCCCGTCGCGCCTGCGCCCGGCACCACGCGTGTGGATTACCGCTATCTGGGCCGCTGGTACACGCTCACCGACAAGCGCGGTGATGGCGCACTGGAAGGCGCCACCCCGTCCGAAGGCGGCGGCACCGTGGATTACATCAGCGGCAACGTGGTGGTCACGCTGGGCGCGCTGCCCGACATCGGCAGCCGCGTGATCTTCAGCGCCGGCCAGAACGCCGACTACACCCAGCGCGGCGGAACGCTCACCCCCGGCACGCCTGCGGTGGCATTCACCCTTGCCACACCGCCTGAGCCGTCCGCGGGTGTCACGCTCTCGTGGGAGAGCGGCGGCACCACGCGCACCGCCACCGTGGCCAGCAACGGCACCATCAGCGGCGATGCCACCGGCAGCCTCACCTGGTCCGATGGATATGTGCAGTTCGCGCCGGCGGCCAACGCCTGGCCGGACAGCGGCAGCACGCTGATCGCGGCGTACATCGAAGCGCAGTCCAGCGTGGGCACCGTCACCGGCACCTACGGCGCAAGTACGGTCACCCTGCAACTGCCCGGCGCCGGGCCGTGGCGTCCCGGCTCGGTACGGCTGCGCATCCCCGTCGCCGTGGAGGGCCGCTCGCGCGAGATCATCGCCGCCGATGACGGCGCAGGCGCGATGATCGGCGCGCCGCAGCGCCACCGCGACGAAGCAATGGGCGTGGATGGCGGCAGCATCGACTACGCCACCGGCGCGGTCACCGTGCAGATCGGCCTGGTCGGCTACGGCGCGTACCGGCCGGTAGGCTGGCGAGGCGATCGCGTGCCGGCCTACATGTATTCCGACACGCCGCAGATGCCCGAGGTCATGCCCGACGTGCAGGTGCAGGTGTGGGCCAGCCGTGCCACCGCCGGCACCGTGCCGCGCGAGGATGAAGTGGCGTTCCCCGGCATCACCATCGCCCTCGCGCGCGGCACCACAGATGACGTGGTAGCCGGCAGCGTGTGGTTCGCCTGGGGCGGAAAGGAATACGTGGACCGGCAGGGCCGCATCCTGCGCGACGTCAACCGCGCCACCGGCGCCGGCATCGACGCCGGCAGCATCAACTACACCACTGGCGAGGTGCATCTCACCAACTACGGCACCACCACCGGCGGCGCGGTCGCGCTGCGCACGTTGCTCACCCAGCATGGCCGCCTGCCGGCCGGCTACATCGTGTTCCGCACGCCCGGTGCGCCGGTGCGGGCGGGCTCGGTCTACGTGCAGGCGGTGCGTGCGGATACCGGCACGTTGATCAGCGGCACGTCCACCACCAACGGCAGTTTCACCGGCGCCTACCTGCGCGGCAGCGCGGCGCACGAGATGGGCTGGGTGGAAGTGTGGTTCGGCGAGTACGTGCCCGCGGCCGGCAACGAGAACGAGCCCTGGTACAACCCGGAGCAGGTCGTCGGCCCCAACGTCTGGAAGCCCATCCCGGTGGACCCGGACACCATCCGCTTCAATGCGGTCGTGCTGTCCTCGCTGCCGCTCGATGCCAACCTGCTGGGCATCGACCCTGTGCGCCTGCCGCAGACCGGGCAGGTGCCCATCGTGCGCGAGGGCGATGTGATCGTGGTGCACGAGGAAGTGCCGCACACGCTGCCCGGCGCGCTCACCGCAGGGCAGGTGATCCAGTTGCCCGAGGCGCCGGTGAGCCAGGCGCTGCTGGTGGACGCCACCGGTGCCGCGGTGCCGCTGGCGCAGTACACCGTGGACAACATCACGGGCCGCATCACCATGGCCACGCCGCTGGATCTCGCCGGGCTCACCCAGCCGCTGCGCGCCATGATGATGGTGGAGGACATGGTGGTGGTGAGCGGGGTGGATCTCTCCGGCCGCCTGCAACTCGTCGCGCCGCTGAGCCGCAGCTACGGCGCCGGTGCGCGCGTCTCGTCCGCGCTGCTGTATGGCGATCTGCGCGCGGCTGATCCGGTGTTCTTCAGTCAGGCCACCTGGACCAGCGTGTGGTCCGATGACCGCATCGGCAACAACACAACAGCGCAGTACAACCGAACGCTGTACCCGGTGGAACTGCAGAACGCCGACACCGAAACCGAGCGCTGGGCGCTGATCTTCACCGGCCCCACCGGCGGCAACATCGTGGGCGAGACGCGCGGCGTCATCGGCACGTTCACCACCGGTGCGGACGTGGCGCCGCTGAATCCCATCACGGGCCGCCCGCACTTCCGCCTGCGCGCGGAAGGCTTCGGTGCGGGCTGGGCCCCCAACAACGTGCTGCGCATCAACACCGACGGCCCCAACGCGCCCATCTGGATTGCGCGCACCGTGCTGCCCGGCGCCCAGGCGCTGACCGATGACAGATTCCAACTGCAGATGCGCGGGGACGCGGACTGATGCCGCGCATCGACGGCACCGCGAGGCTCGACACCGGCGACGCCGCCACCGCGGTGCTGGTGCGCGATTGGGCCACGCACGCCCACGTTGCGCACGTCACGCCCGATATCGACGGCGCGTGGGAAGCCACCGTGCCGGCAGGCACCTACGACATCACCACCATCGGCCCCGCCGGCTACCAGCCGGCGTGCGAAGGCCCCATCACCGTGAGCGCATGACATGGCCGAACTGAGCGGCACCGCGAAACTCTCCAACGGAGATCCCGCATCGCAGATCGTGGCGGTACATCCGCTGCGTGGTCATGTGCGCTCGACGGTGCCGGCGCTGGATGGCAGTTACGCGATTCCGGGCGTGCCGAAGGGCAAGTGGTTGGTCACCGCGGAAGGTCCGGCCGGGTATCGGCCGCTGACGCATGTGCTGGATGTGGAGCGGGTGCCGGAGGCGGAGACGCTGTATCCGAAGATTTGGGAGTCGTGGAACTTTGATGGCAACTTGCTGGGCAATCTGGGCCGTGCGACGTACGCGGGCACGAGTACCGGCACGTTCGTTGCCGGGCGAATCGGTCAGGCCCTCGTTCCGGCAGGCGGCGGCCGGCACGGTTACCAGCCAGGCACGCTGGCCGCCAGCGCCGTCCTTGGATACGCAACATGGTGGAAAAGGACGGGTGTAACTGCGGCGGCTTTCCCTGCCATTAACGGCCGGACCAACTCGAACTCGAACACTCGAGATGTCCTTGATCCTCGCATGAGCGCTTCCGGGGTCGCACTCGAGGTGCAGTCGAGACTCAGTACCGCTGGAGCATGGCCGCTGGCCACGATTCCAGCCGTGTTTGACGTGGACGTGTGGGTGCACGTTGCGTTTGCAGTCCAGGCAAGTGGGCTCACGGTCTGGATCGATGGAGTCAGATATCACTTCCCAGCCTCGAATGCTTCCGACACGACGGGCGAGCGACACATCTCGCTAACCGGAATGGGGGCATCTGCAATTGACGACTTGATGCAGTTTCGAGCGATGCCTACGGACGATGAGATCAAGTATCTCTACAACTCCGGCGCAGGTCGGACTTGGGCGGAAGTGGTCGAAGACGCAGGTTTTGAATGATGCTGACGGCCCGCACGCTGATTCATGATGGCGCGAGTCTCGGTTACTTTCTTGGCGCGACTTTCGGCGCGCTTACGTTGTCTATGGACCCGCGCGAGCGCGATCCGCTGGCGTGGCGTACAGCGCCGACGGTGCAGGGGGGCGGCCCGGCGGGTATCGGCTATGTAAGCACGCTCAGTAACGCAGCGCGTCGTGCGGGTGACATCGGCATCACCGGCGCCTCCGCGCGCACCGTCGAGATAGTGTTCCGCGCCCCCGGTGGTGCCGGCACGCTGTATGCCTTCGGCGCCACCGGCACCAACGCATCCGATGCGCTGGAGATCACCAGCGGTGGCGATGCGCGCTGGGCACATGGCAGCAATGACGTGCTGTTGCCGGGCGCCGGCGGCGGGCAGGGCTGGCGGCACCTGGTGCTGCGCGCGGATGCGCAGGGCCGGTGTCGGGCCACACTGGACGGCGCAGCGCTGCTGGACACCACGTTTCCGCTGGGCGCGTTGGCCACGGCGCGCGGGGAGCTGCGCATCCTCGAATCGGTGACGGGCGCAGTGGCTGCCGGCGCGGACCTTGCGCTGCTGGCGCTGTGGACGCGCGAGCTCACCGAGGTGGAGATTGCGAACCACCGTGCCGCGTTGTTCAACCCGCACCGCCTGGAGGGAACGGCCGTGCTGGCCAGCGGTGATGCCGCCACGCAGGTGCGCGTGCGCCGTGCCACCGATCTGCAGCATCTGCTGGCGGTCACGCCGGATGCAGGCGGAAACTGGTCCGCGCAGGTGCCGCCGGGCGAATACGAGATCGTCATCGTGGGGCCGGGCGGCTTCGAGCCGCAGGTCTACCCCGTGGTGTCCGCAGTTCCCGCATGACCACGCGCATCAATGCCGCGCCCGGCGCGGTGGATTTCTCCCTCGCGCCCAGCGGCTACGTGCCGCCGGACGCGGATGCGCTGGATTACACCATCGCGTATTCGTCGGCATGGCCGCGCGCGGTGGACTTCGTGCTCGCGCCCAGCGGCTATGTGTCGCCGCCCGCCGATGCCGTGGATTTCAGCTGGGGCGACGACCCGCCCGGCCCGGAGCCGGAACCCGAGGTCAGCCAGCTGTACCGCAACGTGCGTGCCCGCTGGCGGGCCGCCCGTCGCCGGCCCACGCGCCCGGTGCAAAGCCCGTATCGGCCATCGCCGCGCGCGGACCTTGCGTCGGTGATCGCCCATGCCGCGGCATCGATGCAGCTGTCCACTGCACTGCACGCACAATGGGGCCGCATCGCCCTGCAGGACGTGCACGCCCGCACGCACTGGCGTGCGGCCACGCCGGCATCGGTGGGGCTGAGCGCGTGCTGGCGCGTGGTGTACCCGCGCGATGCCGCCGCTGCCACGCGCTGGCAGTCCGCCCGGCCGATGGACCGCGTGCCCACGCTCTCGCTGTGGATGCGCGTGTATCCGCGCGATGCGCGATCGCTGCTGCAGTGGAGTGCCGCACTGCCGCCCGCGCGCACCATCCGCCCACCGCAGTACGTGGTGGAGCGCAGCGGCATCGGTCTGGTCAATCCGCTGGGCGATGCGTTGATGTCACTGCTGCCGGCGGCCACGCCCCGCGCGTGGGATGTGGTGGTGCTGGACGAGTCGCTGGTCTACGTGCCGGTGGCCCGCCCGCGCCGCGTGGATTTCACCCTGCAGCCGGACGTGCCGCATGTGTCGGGCACGCTCACGCTGACCGGCCGCAGCGCCTACACGCCGCCTGCGCCCGGTGCCATCCACGCCACGCTGCGCGGGGGCTACACGCCGCTGCCGGCAACGGGCGGACGCGTGCGCCTGGGCGTCAGCGATGCGGGCTTCGACCTGGTGCGCCCGCCGGCCTACGTGCAGCAGCGCCACGACCCGGACGCCGTGCATGTGCCATGGGGCGCACCGCGCCCGCGCGCCACCCAGAACGTCATCCCCTGGGGGCCGCAAGGCCGCTACCCCGGCCGCGATCCCATCATCGACCTGCCGTGGATCGAGGATCCGGCAGCGCCGCCCCCGCAACCTCCCGCCCTGCGAGTGCATGTCGTGCTCAATTCTGTTTCTGTGGTCCGCCTGCCGGACCGCACGCCCATCGCGGTCGATACCGTCGACCTGTCCTCCAATGTCGAGAGCGCGTACTGGACGCTGCGCATGACGCTCGCCGACCCCGCGCATGTCGCCCTGCTGCGGCCCACGGTAGACGGGCCCGCGCAGGTCGAGATCGAAATGAACGGCTATGTGTGGACCGCGATCATCGAAGGCCATGAGGGCAGCCGTGAGTTCGCGAATCAGGGCGTGACCGTGATCGGTCGTTCCCGCACCGCCGTGCTTGATGATCCCTATGCCCCGCGCCGCAGCGCCACCGAGCCGGAGATCCGCACTGCGCTGCAACTGGCCGAGGCCGAGCTGGCCAACACCGGCTTCACGCTCGACTGGTCGGGCGTCGATTGGCTGGTGCCCGGCGGCGCCTGGTACTACCAGGACCTCACGCCGATGGCGGTGCTGCAGCGCATTGCCGCCGCGCGCGGCGCGGTGATCCAGTCGCACCCGTCCGAACTCGAGCTGCGCGTGCGCTCCCGTTATCCGACCAGCCCGTGGGCGTGGAACTCGACGGTGGCTGACATCGTGCTGCCGGCCAGCTGGATCGCCAGCGAATCGGCCCGTCTGCAATCGCGGCCGCTGTATGACGCGGTGATCGTCAGCGGCGAGCAGCAGGGCGTACTGGGCCGCATCACCCGCGCCGGCAGTGCAGGGGAGACGTTCGCCCAGCAGGTGGTCGACCAGCTCATCACGCACGCCGACGTCGCCGCCGAGCGCGGCCGCGTGGTGCTGGGCGACCGCGGCGAGCAGGAATTGGTGGACATGCGCATCCCGCTGTTCGTCCAAGGCGAAATCACCGGCGGCGGCCCCGGTCTCTACACCCCACTGCAGCTGATCGAAGTGCAGGACGTGGCAGAGACGTGGAAAGGCCTGGGCGTCGGCGTAACCATCAGCGCCCGCCGCGGCGGCACCGGCAGCGCCGGCCTCGACATCTGGCAGAACGTATCCATCGAGAGGCACCTGACCGATGCAAGTTAACCCCTGGTCCCGGTTCCGCGGCCTGCAGGCCAGCGAGACCACCATCATCGCCACCGTCAACGCCCACAACCCCGACGGCACATCCACCCTCACCACGCCCGAGGGCTACGACATGCGTGCCATCGGCCGCGACGTGGCCATCGGCAGCAACGCCTACGTCACCGCCGGCCGCATCACCGGCGCCGCGCCCCAGTTGCCGGTGGTGGATCTGACGGTGTGAGGCTTGCTCGCCTCGCTGGATGGGGTATAACGCAATCACCCGGCTGCTGAGCGTCCGGACTTCCGCTGATTCACCCCGAGGGTGACGGCTTCCATCGTTCTCTGTAATCAGAAGCGGTGGCGACTCGAGGTTCGTGATGAACATCAAGCGTCAGCGGGCAGCCGCGTTCTGCCGGCAACATGGAAAGTGTTACTACTGCGGGCTGCCCATGTGGCTCCCCGAATTTCCGATTGATCAACGCTTCGGTCTGCGTCCAGACGCGCGCGCGCGCTGCACAGCTGAACACCTAGTTGCGCGTGAAGACGGTGGCTCTAACACGGCCGGCAACATCGCGGCTGCCCATCAGTGGTGCAACAGCCGACGACACGCGAGGAAGGCGCCGCTTGATCCTCAATCGTTCGCGCAACTTGTGCAGCGTCGTCTAGGTGCTGGCAAGTGGTGGTCGGCGGGCGCTGCAGTTCTGCGTTGCCGGGTAGGGGACGCCCCACAGTGGAGAGGCCACTTTGCTGATGGATGAACCAATGCGGCGAGTGCATGGTCTCAGTCCAGCACGTGCGCGCGCCGCGGCCCTACACCTCTCCATGGATGTCGCCGCTCCGCCGGTCTACGCCCAGCGCACGGGCTGTCTCT